TTGCGATATTTGATAAATTCAGCGCCAGTACAGCCAGGTCATAAACCTCTTCGGCGGTATACCCTGCGCCATGCCCATACATTTCAATGCGGGATATGATTTCTTCTACACGTTGTTTTGTGATCGTCATTTTTGCTCACCACTCTGTTCTTCCAGAAAAATACGCATAGCCTCAAGCATCTCTTCGGTGTCATACGGTGACAACTTGTCACGCAGGATGTGTTCAATGCTGTTAATGAACTTGCGGATTGCTTTGCGTTCAATTTCAGCAAGGAATGCGTCGGTGACCGGAGTTTCAACACGGATGCTGTCGCGCAAGATGAAAAATGCATCAAGCATTCCAGCCTCCGGCACTTCATCCTGATGCTTCTCATACGCATCAAGAGCCTTCATCATCTCATGTCCGAACGGTTGAGGGTGTGCTGTCTTCAGCCCCGCATTCTCCGCCGCAAGCGCCGCGCAAGCGCGCTCTGCTAAATCTAGTTTTGTCGCAAGATTCATGTAATCAGCATACTTGACATATGAACCAGAAATGTCATCGCCATCTGTATTAAGCCACGCGTCGTTGCAGTTTACTGCGTATGTTTTAACTTCACTCATGCCCTAACCCCCATAATTTCTTCGTAATAACCATCTTCTTCAAACTCAATCTTTGCGATTTTGAGCGCATCATCATCTGTGATGTCAACCGCTTTGAATTTGCACTTTGCTGTCACAGTGTAAAGCGCCAATAAAATAGGCTTGTTCCACCAGCGAGCGCGCTTGATGTTTTTACGCACTTTGCAAAATATGCTTGTGCAAAACCAGAACTCGTATGTTTTTACTTTTGCCATATCATCACCCTATTTCACATATCATATAAACTTTCCTCATCAGGCCGTCAAACAGCATTGGGTGTATGGAATCACATAACTCCTTCATTTGCTTTGCTTGATTTATCTTTTCATTCTTCCATGCCTGATGCGCTTCAATCACCGAACTGAAATAGCCTAAAAATACTGTACGACCATTGCCATCACCTATGTGCGCCTGATAAGCGCCAGAACACTTATTAAATGACACACCTATAGGCAAGTCACCTCTCGAGGCATTCCTTGCTGTCACGAAGTTGTTTAGGTGTGGAGGCACGTAAACACATGCTTCAGGTGAGTAAGTCAAATTACCCGGAATCAATATATCCTTATCAAGGTGCCACCCTTCAACGTAATGGTTCTTCCACCACAAATTAAAGTTTGAAAACAGCAGCCACTCATTACAACAAGTAACATGCTCATAGGTTTTGTGTTGTTTTTTGTATTCATCATCAAAACACCTCCTGAGCATTTGATACCATTGGCTATATCCATAATGTTGCACCTTTTTACCATCAACTTTCATCGCCACACCGAAGCCACAATCATTAACTCCAACACCAAATATTGGCTTTCTTTTCCCTTTCTTTATATCTCTGTTAAGCTCCATTTTTATGGAGAGATTTTTCTTTTGCATTTCTTTTCCTCATGGCCTTTAGTCTGCAATATGGACAGCAGTACTTCTTGTCACTTCTGCATCCTGGCAACAGGTCTTTCCCGCACATCAAGCACTTCATTATCAATCCTCACAATAAAGATAACACATAGCTGTTATCATATCAAGATGTAATGCAAGCCATTATCACAATAAAACATATCAAAAGTGATAGCTTTCTCGTTCAGAACACAATAATAAGCTCATCCATTACTCTTCGCTTACATTCACCATTAAACACGCGCACAACGCGATTCACGCGGATAGATTCCATTGCATTGCGTGCCTGCTTGCTCATAAAGTTCTGAGCGCCAACGTGACCGAGTTCCTGTTCCAGCTTCTCGCGACGATAGATGGTTTTTGCCATTTGTTAAACCTCATAAGAGTTAATGATTGCCTTGATGCGACGGCGATGCCACTGCATGATGTGTTCGTTATGCCAGTTGCTCATTTTCACCACTTATACCCTGACTTGGAAACTGCCACTGCGATAATGATGAATGCCGCGATAACCAGACTGGCGATAAGCTCGAGTGTTGCTCCTGTCATTTGCTTAACCCATACGCTGAGATTAAAGCCTGCATTGCTGCATTCCAGAATGCTTCTGCAGGAATGCTGTTGTTTGTGCGCTCAACTGCAATGCGTGCCATAGCCTGTGCATCTTCAAATTCTTTACGGTCTTTGATTTCCATCTCCACATCCTCGTTTGTTTCGGTGAATCCAATCTACATCAGTTGCGATTCTACGTCAATATGATTTTCAGTTGTCGCATTAGTGGGTTCTGGTGAAACATAACCAATTGCGCGATTATTAATCACACCACAAAAACCCGGTAAATCCCGGCTTTTCAAATAAAGTACCGGTAATCAACATCTTACAAAAACAATACTTACTTAAAAACTACTGTATTTACCTACAGGTGGTAAAAATCAATCCAGTAATGACGCGGCCTGCGGAGGAGTTACCGGTTTTACCCGGTAAATCCTATATAAGTAAGTAAGTTACTTTCTTATATTAATATATTGATTTTATTAGAGTTCTTTAAAAATTAGACCAATTAATATACTACTACTATCAATGATGAAAATACTCCTTAGAGTTCCGGTAAAACCGGTAAAATCCTATAAATCAATTAGTTATGCAAAAAACCGACCAATAAATATACGGTAAATTAGGTAAAAATCGAGTGCAAATTGAACGACAGGCACCATCCACATATATCAGATACGAAATGGTGGTCTGACCAGTTGTTAAGTGTGGTAGCTATTGTTGCTGGTTAGGCCTGTTTTGTGTTGCGCTAATTTTATTTTTTATCTATAGTTCCTGTTGGAATGCGGATGGAGGTTACTATGAGAAACAAAATGTATCGTGATGGTTCAAAGATGGAGTTCGTGTATCGCGTTGCAAAACATATGGATGTTGGTCAGGTTAATTCGATTGCTTATGAGGATATTGCAGATAAAGGGCTGTCTGTTGAAAGATTTCGCGCGTGTCTCGGAAGGGTTGGTGAGGATTTTGGGATGAAATTCAGAACGTGCTCATATTTCGATGAAGTTTTGCACATTAAGCGAGTTGAGTGAGGTGAGTATGAGTTGCGCTCCGATATTCCCTGTTACGACATCGCTTGCTCACGACGTGATAAATAATCTTACCGCTCCTGATGGGTGTCAGTTTTACTTTGAGAACGGGTATTCAACTTCAATTTTGATTGGTGGCAGAGATGGGTGCTACGCATACGATATAGAGCGAGGTTTTCAGATGACAATGGCGTCACTTCAGAAGGCGCTAAAAATTGAGGCTGACAGGGTTGGTGCTGTGTTAACGGTGAAACATGGTGTTATCCCGGGTAAATTCTTGCGCGTATGGAGGGTATATTGATGAGTTCGATTGATTTTGAGTCTCTGGCTATGGGCATAAAGCGGGAGGCTCCCGGGGCACTTGGTGAGTTTATGGATGAGATCGCAAGGGGGTTTGAGCGCCGTGAGGGCGGGGGAAGATATCGTTTAACTGGCGCTTTGGGTCTTGCTCAGGCGATGGCTGGACGATACTTGATTGGTCCAACAGGTAGTATATGCAATACTGGCATATTTCTCGTGGCTCGCTCTGGTGCAGGTAAGGGCGCCCCGGTGAGTTTCGTCAGGGCATATGCCAATGCACTGGGAATAGGGTCCAGAGTTTGCGCATCCAAATCAACCTCGACGAAACAGATGCAGTTGGACCTGATTGCTGGAGGCGGGTCTTTGCTCTACGTTGTGAACGATGACAAGCAACATCTTGAAGACTGGAACAACCCGCGCAATGCATATCTTGGCGGTACTATGGCGTGGTATAGAGGCCTCACTGATGGCGGCGTGTGGGTTCCTAACAGACCAATAATCAAGGAGTTGCTTGAAAACCTTACGTGGGAACAAAACCAAAAACGCATCATGGCTGCAGCAAGTGCTGAGGGATGGATAGTGCCACTTACTGGTGGCGATGATGGGAAAGGAGTCATAGATTATAAGCGCCTTGCGATGATGGACCACAGCGTTGGGCGCGCGCTAAAGTCGGCAATGAATGAGTACGAAATTGCAACAAAAGACGGTGGAATTGAAAACGCAAAATTTGTTCCGCTGATTACTGTCACGCCAGAGCAGGGAATAGATGCTGCGCGTTCATGGCAGAAAGATGGCGGTATGGGGCGTGTGCTGTTCCAGCTTGGGCATCTTGCTGGTGAGGAAATGCCAGCGATGAAGGATGTGGAAGTGAGTGGTACGCTTTCAAGAAAAATAATCAATGAGTGGAAAGGTAGAGTTCTTACCGCGAAAACTAACGTTGTATGGGCTGATGATAATGCGAAAAAACTGCACAGATATCTGTCTATGAAACTGGAAAGTGAGCTTGGTGATTGCGATGGTGTTGTTGGTGATGTTATCCCTCGTATGGGTCTAATGATTGTCGATCTTGCAACTCTGGCGGCGTATACCGATCTGTCAAGTCGTCGGGGAATGACACCATCAGTGACGACGGAGCATATCGAGTGGGGTTATCTCACTGTTCTTGAACACCTCGCAGGGCTGAAAAGATTCCTTGAGGGTGAACAGGCATTTGATGGTCTTGAAAATACTGAGTGGTCGAACATTGTTGAAAAAATAAAGCGAATTTGTGAATCGCAGGCATTCATTAAAACGCCTTATTTGTCTGTTATAAAGAACAAGCTGTGCCGTGACAGAGTTGAAAAGATAATCAATTCTGCTGACTCGAATAACATCACATTAACGCCGGATAAATTTGTTTATGAAGTTGTTCTTGCTATTGAGGAAAATAAGCATTCACCACTAATGCTGGACAGGGATAACCCAAGAGCGATTAAGATGTGTAGTGATGGTTCATGGGATGGTCTGCGGATGAACTCAACGGTTAGAAATTACCTTTCTGCTGCCGTTAAGCGCATGAGATTTATGAGGAACTTGAAATGAGAACAATATCAGGCGAACTTTGCCGCTCAGAAGGTTTATGGCGTTTCAGGCCGCATGGTTATTCGACGTGGTTTTTCTGGAGTGGTATTAACAAAGTATGGATTCGGTCTAATTATCACGTGCTTGATAATTACTGGCACAGATTTTGTGTTGGTTATGTTGACATTTCAAAATTGATGATTAAGTGAGGGCAACGGAATGGATGTGAAGGATAAAGTTTTATACGTGATGAGAAAGAGAAAATCTATTGAGGAGGAACTTGGGATTTGTCGCAAGTTCTCCGTGGCTACGTGGAGTTTACGCCTATCGATGGTGAATGAATTTCCTGATGATGAATGGACAGCAGCAAAGCTACGGAAGGTTCTTATGTCTCTTTGTAAGGATGGGGTTGTATCAAAGGATTTAAATAATAGTCGCATTGGTAACTCAGTTTGGATTCTGGAGGAAAATAATGGCTAACCTGCAACTTGCCGTCAAAGGTGAATACTTCGATGCCATGATTCGCGGAGAGAAAACGGAAGAATATCGCCTGTGTAATGAATACTGGAATAAGAGAATTATGCTCCGGGAATATGACCGTCTGATTATCACAAAGGGATATCCGAAGCGAGACGATTCCAGTCGCAGAATTGACGTCCAGTATGAAGGATATGAAATAAAGACAATCACACATCCGCACTTCGGTGATAAACCTGTAAAGGTGTACGCAATAAAAGTTAACCTCAAGGAATAACAAAAACCCTCCAGTCGGAGGGTTTCTTTTATCTATTGACTGACATTTTCTTTATCAGATCGCCAGCGGCATAAATTTTTCTTCTGATTCTCTTCGCCATCCTGATTGTGTTCGCATCATCAGGCAGCATCACCGGTAGTCCTGCGTTTTCCGCAGCGCAAAGTTCGTCAAATTTATAATTAACTATGCAACGCAATCTCGCTTTCGTTTCATCGCTAACAGAACGCACCACTTCCCACATGTTTTCAGGAGACCAGCAACACCAGACATGCGCACCAGTGAAGTAATGGCATTTCCATGCATCGGCATAATCAGATACCAGATAAATGAACTTACCGTTATCTTCTCCGATTGGGCTTATCGCACCACGCGTGAGTTTACCGTTGATGGCTGAGTCCTTGTTGTATCCTGCGCGGAAAAATGTTCTGAATGCATCGCCATCCATGCCAATGAATGCCACGTTGCACTGCTTCATTGTGTCAGCGCGCATCATCTCAACCGCCATAAGCTCTCCAGATTTACCTCTGGCGACGTTAATGTCGCAACCAATACCATTTATCAAACTCCACTCATTCATCGCGACACGAGTCGTTTTGGCCATGATTGCAGCGACTTCATGCTCTGTTATGAAGTCATCATTGTAATTTATCTTCGGTAACTCCTTCCTGATTGCCTCCAGCTTTTCGCGTGGATGCATATTCAGGAATCCTCCCAGAGCCTCCAGTGCTTCTGGAAAACTCATGCCAGAGAGTTTCATCAGCCAGTTCATGCCGCTGCCGGAACCGCACTGGTTGCAGATTGCTCCTCCATCGCCCTTTGTTTCGAAGTTGTCATCAAAGCGATACCTGTCTTTGCCAAGACATGACGGGCACGGCTGGTGCTTGCCATTGAAAACTCTGCTATCCACATTGACGATAGACATGATGGCGGCCTGCCAATTTCCGAGCATTTTTGGCTCAATGTCTTTCCAGTCGTATCTCATAAATTGACCCTTGATTGTTGGTGTAGATTGAGTATAAGCTAATTGACGTAGAAACATCAACAAAGGTTATTTGCTATGACGCATAAAATAGACGCAATGATTGCGGAACTTGACATAGATAAATTGCGGTCAGTTGTTCATACAGGGGAAATTGAGCCGCGACCATATCAGTGGCTGGTTTATGAAAAGACGGCTGAAGTTATCCGCAAGTTTGGCAAAGACCCGAAACCAAGTTTTGTGACTGCATCAGTAGGTGCTGGTAAGACGATCATGATTGCCATGATTGCGCGACGCTTTCAGGATATGGGGTGGGAAGGGCTTGTTATTGCAAGACAGCCAGAAATTATTGAGCAGGATGCGGAAGAGCTATGGAATCTGAGTGTGAAAAACTCACTTTTTAGCGCTGCTCTTGGCAGAAAGTCAACGGCATATCCACTTATTGCTGGGACTGAGGGAACAATAATAAATGGTCTTTTCGATAAGAAGGACGAGTCAGGTAATTTACTTTCTAAAGGTGCACTTTCCGATTTTTGCCCTCGTTTTGTTCTTATGGATGAGTGCTTGACTGGTGATGCACTGATATTAACGAGTGATGGGTGGGTGAGAATTGATGACGATAGTTTAATAAATAAAGAAATCAAATGCTTAGATGAAGTTACTGGTGAATGGATGTACCACAAACCTAAAAGAGTATTTACTAATGGTATAAAGAGTGTATCATCAATTAAATTAAGAGGCGGTGAGGAAATAAAATGCACGAGTACACACAAACTTTATTCAAACGGCTGCTGGGTAGAAGCGGGAAAACTAAAGGCTGGAATGACTCTGTCGTTAGATGGCTCGTCGGACAGATTTATGACAAAGCTCCTTCGTGCAAGTGTGGCTGTGGCGAAAAGGTTTTTCCGCACACGGGCAAAGGGTTGAGTGCATTACTGGAAAATCCTTACGGTTACTATGTTGATTTTAGGTCTGGTCATCATAATTCAACCGTTGATAGCGACCTTGTTATTGATGACTTCTTGCATCAAAACATACTCGCTGCTCTTGCTGGTGATGGGTGCCTGATTAAGAACACGAAAAGGGGAACTCACAGACTAATGTGGAACATGGGGAATAAAGATCACGCTCTGTGTAAGGCGGCAAGATTCAAAAAACTTAATGCAGCATACAGGGAAAGAGATAATCCAGGATTCGGTGACAAATGGTTTCAGGTCAGGACGTCATGCACAAAGATACTTGACGGGTACGCTGAGAAATATGGTGACTCAGCAAATGGGTACAGCATAGGAAAGATATGCAGGGAGTTAAACGAAGTTGGCTGGGCTGTTTATTTTGGTGATGATGGGCATTCAACAATAAGTGATGGCAAGTACAGGCAGGTATGTATTCATACTGAGGCATTCAGGGAGGGTGAATGTTGGGAAGTAGCTAATGCATTGAATGATTTTCTTGGATTAAATGGAGCGCGAGTTAATTCTTACATCGGCGGAACGAAAAAACGCGAAATGTTTTATGTAAATATTTTTGATGAGGAAGCGCAGGATGAGTTTTTTAAAAGAGTTGCTGACCACATGGAAGATGGCGTGGAATACAAAATCAAAAGTAATCGAGTCAATAAGTGAAATTGGTGATGAGATGGTGTGGGATATAGAGATGCCTATCCATCACAATTTTGTTGCAAACGGATTCGTGGCTCATAACTGCCACCAGATGAACTGGGAGGACGTGGTAAGCGAAAGTCCTGAAACGCAATATGGCGTCATCATGACTGAACTTAACCGCAGATGTAAGGCTAAATACGGTCACGATGTCATTGTTATTGGATACACAGGTAGTCCGTTTCGTGGCACCGACTCGATTAAGGGTGCTTACTGGAAACATGAAATAGTAAACATCGATACCAAATATCTTGTTGATATTGGGTTCCTTGTTCCGACGATTTTTGGGCTGCATGACATTGATGATTTGCATTACGATCTGTCAGCATTTGAGGCATCAGGAAGCGATGGCACGCAGGATTTTACTTCCGAGCAGCTCAAGCAGATGCAGAAAGAAATCCTTGAGCAAGGTACGCTGACGCAGAAAATCATGCTTAAGGTTATGGAGCTGACAAAAAACAGAAATGGCATATTGATTACTTGCGCTGGCAAGAAGCACTGTCAGGAGGCGGCAAAATATTTACCTGAAGGGAGTTACGCGATTGTCACCGAAGATATGGGCATGAAAGCCAGACGCAAGGCGTTAAAAGACGCATACACTGGCAAGATTAAATATGTTTTCCAGATTGGTTGTTTGACGACCGGCGTCAACATCCCACTTTGGGATACATCTGTAATATTACGAAAAATAATGTCACTCACCCTTCTTGTTCAGTTGCTTGGTCGCGGAATGCGCTTGCTGAAGAAAGAGCAAATTGATGCCGGGTATCATAAAGAAGACCATCTGGTTCTTGATTTCTCAGGCACGATGTTTGAACTTGGTCAGCTGTATGAAGACCCGATTCTGGAAGAGGCCGAAGCGCAACGTTCAAAACGCAGTGGTGAACAGGTTCCGTGTCCTAAGTGCGGAACAATGAACAGTCCATATGCGCGCCGCTGCATTGGCAAAGATGCATTGTCGCCAGATGGTCGCTGCGAGGAGTTTTTCAGTTATATCCGTTGCGGTTTTGATAAGCACGGCATCCGTATTTTTGATGATGGCTGCGGCACTAAAAACGACCCTACTGCACGTTATTGCCGACATTGCGATCATGTTTTGCGCGACCCGAATGCGGCACTGAATGAGCGTGCGTATACCGACAACGAATGGGCTGATGTTATGGACTTCAAAGTCCAGTTGACGAAGGATGGAGAGGGTATTTTGTATCGCTACTGGATTAATCGTTGTGATGGAAGAGAGGGCTGGGCTAACGAAGTTTTCTACCCTTATGGCGGCGCAACTCACATGAAAAACATGTTCAAGGCAAAGGCGGTCTTTCCTCACCTTGATGATAAGTCAATGGCAGGGAAAATCCTGAAATGCCAGAATGCTAAGCAATTCATGATGTATGCTGGATTGATTAAAGCGCCAAAACGCATCACGCATCGTATCAACGATAAAGGTCGCGACATAATCCACAGAAAAGATTTTACAGGTGAGCAAAGTGAAGCAGCTTGATAGCGGGATATGGGTATTTGATAGCGGTTATCGTGGGGAGTGTAATTCAGAGGAAACGGAACAGATGACTTATGGGTTGTGGATGGATTATCACTTCCCTGATGTTATATGGTTTCATGTTCCAAATGAGACAGGGACAAAAAGCGGTGCGCAGTTCGTTATAAAGAGAAAAAAAATGGGCGTAAAAAGCGGAGTGAGCGACGTAATTATACTAAGCGATGGTGTTGCTCATTCTTGCGCAGTAATGGAGCTTAAGAAAGAAGATAGAACGAAATCTCAGGTATCAAAAGACCAACGTAAATTTCTTGAGAGAGCGCATAGAGAAGGCAAGTTCGCAGCCATCGCATACGGTGCTGAACAACTAAAAAAAGCCACGCTTTTCTATTTTGGCTTGCTTTCAGGTGTTGATTGATGTAGATTCAACTAACAATAACAAGAGAGGTGATGAAGATGAAATTATTCTGTGCAAGTTCAACGAGTTTCAGATTTACAGAGGGTGAGCTGTATGATGCAGAGTTCAACGGAATGCAGTTTCGCATTAATGATGATGCAGGAAACGCATGGAATGGATGGTACGAAGATGAGTCTGGTTTATTGTGGTAAGCATGGTTGGTGGTGATTTTGTGGAGTTTGAGTGATGAAAGTGTACTTCAACAACGAACTCACAAATGGGCAGTATCACGCTGACACAGAGCACATCAACGGCTCTGGCCTGTGGAACATATATGACAGATGTCCAGCAGCGTGGCGCTACAAAGACGAAGAAGATGAGCAGTCAAAAGCTCTTGTATTCGGAACAGGAAGTCATACCGCACTTCTTGAACCTGAGCGTTTCGATGCTGAATATGCACGCATGCCAACCAAAGAAGATTTTGGTGAAGACCTGCTTGTTACCGTAAGTGACATGAACTCATGGGCGAAAGAGCGTGGCATCAAAGGACTTTCAGGGAAGTCGAAAGCTGAGGTGATCAAAATCATTCAGTCTACTGGAGAATCTGTAAAGATTTACGATGTTATCCGTGAAGAAGCTGAAAAATCTGCGTCTGGAAAGCAAATGCTGGAAGGTGGTGATTATGATGCCATTCAGCAAATGCGTGCTGTAATCCACGCAAACAGCTATTACAGCAGTCTTCTCTCTGGCGCTTATGCGGAAGTGTCAATCCTCGGTGAACTTAACGGAGAAAAAGCAAAGGTTCGTTTTGACTGCCTGACAAAAGGTGGTGACATCATTGACTACAAGACAGCAGCAAGTGCTAAGCCTGATGAGTTTTTCCGACATGCTGCGCGACTTGGGTACTTTATGAAAATGGCGATGCAGCACGACATGTTTGTTGCGGCATACGGCCATGCACCGCGTTCGGTAAACCTTTTAGTTCAGGAAAAGAAATCTCCGTTTATTCCTGCTTTGATTCGTTTGACTGAAGAGCAATTACGAATCGGTCGCATTCAGTTGAATGGTGCTATGGAAATTTACAAAGCGTGCAAAAAGGCTAATTCGTGGCCTGGTTATTCAATGGGTAATCCTATCATCGAAATGGAAACGCCGGAATGGTTCAAGAAGCAATTTAATTTATAATTAGTGAGGTGATGCAAATGATTTTCTCGGAACAGAAAGCAAATCTGATTAAGGCTCTGGTTGAGGCTCGCAAGGTGATGAGCAGTGGAGCAAAGAAAAACGCGAAAAACCCACACCTGAAAAGTAATTACGCGAACCTTGAGTCGTTTCTTGATGCAATACGCCCTGCGCTTGAGGCAAACGGCCTTATAATCATCCAGAATGCCATTGATGGCGATTCAATGGATGTGCTTAAACTTGAAACAACGATAATGCATGAGTCTGGAGAGTACATGTCATCAGTGATGCCAATGCCAGTAGCTAAGAAGGATGCGCAAGGGTATGGCTCCGCAATGACGTATGCACGCAGATATTCCATCGCGGCAATGTTTGGTATTGCTCAGGCTGATGATGATGGCAATGCAGCTCGCAAATCGCCAAAGGATGCTGTCGCATTGATTCGCAACGCATCCAGCATGGAAGAGTTGACTGCAATCTATGGCGATGAATATAAGGCGTTCCGTGGTGATGATGCAGCAACTCGCGTTATTGTTGGCGCTTATCAGGAGATGAAGGCAAAATTCATGGTGTCAGGCGAATCATTCAATCCTGCAAAACTGGCTAAACCGCAACCACAACAGCCAGAACCGCAGGAAGAAACCAAAACCGAACATAAACCAACTCCAATTGAAGGATTTTAATAAATGGCACGCGGCGTAAATAAAGTAATTATTGTCGGCACTCTCGGTAACGACCCTGAAGTTAAGTATTCAGCATCAGGCTCTGCAATTGCCAATCTTTCCGTTGCAACATCTGAACAGTGGAAAGACAAGCAAACAGGAGAAAAGAAAGAACAGACTGAGTGGCATCGCGTGGTAATTTTCGGGAAACTTGCGGAAGTTGCAGGAGAATACCTTCGCAAAGGCTCGCAGGTTTATATCGAAGGCCAGCTTCGCACTCGTAAGTGGACTGACAGCAACGGCGTAGACAGATATACCACTGAGATTGTTATTCCACAGATGGGCGGCGTCATGCAGATGCTTGGCGGTAAACGTGATGACTCAGGTCAGCAACAACCACGCCAGCAATCAGGACAACAACCTCAAGGTGGATGGGGAACAAATCCGCAACAGAAACAACCAAAACAACAAAGCCAACAAGGAGTCAGTGAGCCTCCGATGGACTTTGATGATGATATTCCATTTTGATCAAGGAAAGGGCCGCAAGGCCCTTTCTTTTAGTTAAAGAAGTTTTAACACAGACGAAACAATTGGCAATCCACCGCCTGTTGCAGGGTCAGGATGTATCCCGTCGGCATTAAACCAGTTACGTGGGGAAGTTGATGCATAATCAGAGGGCTTGTCTCCATAGTCAATCTGGAGGTCATGAAAAGCAACACGATTCAATGCGCAGACATCACGGACAACCGATGCATACGCAGCCATTGAAACGTTGTTATTTCTTTGGTTTTCACAGGGCATGATCACCAGAACATCAGCCAACGGGCATGCAGTGCGAACTGCTGTGATTATCGTCTGAATATCGGCAGCAAATGCCGCTGGGTCGCGTGACGATGTTTGGTCATTTGTCCCGTGCAGAATTGTCACCAGATTAGGCGCGAGTTCTGTGAATGCTTTTTGCCATGTTGCGCTGGTAACCTGAGCCGCCCATTGCTTGGCAGAACTCCCCGTCGCACCCAGCTTGTGAGACCGGACACCATCTGTCGCGGTCTGCACATCCAGACCGTACAGTTCAACGGTTCCTGATACCGGACTGAACCAGATATTGAAAGCTGTTGCCGGTACCGTGAGGCTGACAACCGCAAGGTCAGTGAACGTGCTCAGGTCGATAGTTGTCCAGTTAGCTCCACCATCTGTGCTGTATTTAACACTCCCCTGAGGTTTAGCAAAAAGGCGGACTGACGATGCGTTTGCAGGTATACCGTTCGCTCTGAAAGTGGCTGAAGTGTCAGAAGACGATACGCTACAAATATCTGCGCTCTGTGCTGCCGCATATGTCGGCGTCCATGTTCCTGTTTTGGTCAAAGTTATCTGACCAAGTATATTGCCGTTATACTGCCCGAAACCCGCCTCAGACGGATAGCCAAATCCGATATAGCCGATACCTGCACTGCCATAGTCAGCCTGCATTTTTCCGGCAAAAATTCCGCTCCATCGGTTCCACAGGTGAGTCCAGCTATCGCCAATGTGCGCTGTTACAAGCGTTGCCGACTGAGACAGTTTCCTGCTCATCAGGCGCTTATGCGTCTCCCTGAGTGAATCCTTATTCAGCGTGAACGTTCTGGAAGTGGTGAAGTCTGCATCCTGCTGGTATGTATCATCACTGAGTACGGGGGCACCATTACCAACAAAAATCCCTCTCGCAACAATGTATACTCCTGCAGGACCAACAGTCTGCCCGTTCATTAAGCGGATTTGCAGATATCCTGCTGTATCCACAATTTCCTGCGTAATGGCAATTGTCCTTACCAGCGTCTGATACTGCTGCGACGGAAACTGAAATGGCTGCGAGGAAGAGTTGCTGATAACGGTGCCGCCTGCTGTCCGGAAATATGCTGCGAGATTAATAGCCTGAGATGAAATAACTCCAAGGGCTACTGTCAGTGAGTCTCCAGCACGCAGTCCAAGCCGCTTTGCTGAAATGTTAATATCCGTCTGACCACCACCTACTGGGATAATCAGAGATTTTTTCCTAAGGAACGGGCTGCCAGCATAATCCGCAACATATGCTGGTAGTGAAACCCCCGCTACTTGGGCAGGACCCCAACCATCAATATGCGTTTCCCCGCACTCGTAGCGGCGATACCAGGGATCAGGCCACAGGTTAATCTGCTGGCGCTGGTATCCTGAATACTCTGCTGGAAGGCTACCGTAAATAAACTCAGGGCGTGAACGACCAAATGCAACGCCTACTGCTAACAGCTCTTTAACCATAGAACCCGCTGCCCTCACAGTCAGGTAAGTGGCGCCCGCAGGTATTGTCAGCGTTGTACTTCCATCATTAAAGCCGGATGCTGATGCGGAAATAGTTGCCGAAGAAAGCGCTCCGGATGAATTACGGCAGAAAACCTGAAACGTGCCACCCGTTGACGCGAACCATGCAGCAAGACGGACAGTGATTGTGTCTCCCGGTTTAACCCCCATCGAACTGAGAGAAATAATGCGGTCAGCACCAACACCTGAGGTGTTTTGAATCCCCGTCTTACCCCACGGTGAGTTTGCGCTATTCTGGATCAATGTTCCTGTGTAACTCATGGCGTCAACCACGCCTGCTGGAAGTCCTTGCTTAGGACGAACGGAAAGCATCTCGCCAAAAGGGTCGTACACGAGGTTATCCGGGGTGCCCAATGCCTCCTGGTACGCTTTTGAAGGGAAAGGCCTTGTGAATTCAGGAGTAACATCACCAATAGCTGCGGCATAGGCGCCGATTTTGAACTCCCCTGACACAGTGTTTTGCACCCGAATTCGTATGGATGATGCGCCAGATGGCACATCAATGACCACAACCGGAGAGGATATGCCAGCAACCAGAGGAGAGGCCTCCCCTGTAGTGATGGTTGCCCCCGCTGAATCAAGCCAATAAATCTGTAACTTGCCTCCAGCGTTCTCGAACCATACCAAAACAGAGAAAGCTAAAGTGTCTCCTGGTTTTACCTGTAGTTTTGACACGTCGTAATATTTATCAAACGATGTTACACCAGAGGCCTGAATAACAGGTGTTGGAAGCGGCAAATCAACATCAGTAGTAGAGAAAGTTGGCGTAGCACCTTTGTACCAGTCCCAGTTAGCAAAAGTTAATTGTGCTGACGATTGTTCGTTGAATGTATCAAAAAGGATATTGGACCTTCTTAATGAATCATACGATGGCATTTTTCGTCCGGTTGCCGTTAGGGTGCCAGCGTTGTTGGTTACCTCTATCGCAAGAGCACCATCATCAGGACTGCGGTAATACGTGGTGCTACCCTCGGGGATATTTGCGATATCAGCCTGCGCATCCGCCAGCGTCATATACTGCTTACTTAGAGGAATGAGATTTTTTCTCACACCATCAATGGTATATCTTTCTACACCGAATCTATCAGTGTACGTCTCACTACCTGAGTTTACAATCTCGTCAACTTTTTCACAGTTGAATCTGAAGTCGTTAAGGCTATTAGAAGGAACTGGATTGTTAGTTGGGGTAGTAGCCATTGGATGCAATCTCCATAATAATTAATTGCCCTATTGTATCACGCGACTGGGTTGGTGTAGTTGTACATGTCGTCACTGTACTCACTCATCGTCAGCGTAGTTGTGCCGTCACTACCTGGATTTTTCTGACTGACAACCCACAGTGTGGTATCTAGTTCTTTCTCCGTGCTTAGCACGTAACGAGATTCAGATTGCACGTTTGTGCCATCCCATATATTCAGCTGAAAATCGGATGGAAGGTTGCAGGTGAATGTATGCAATCCGGTTACTGTTGCTGGCAATCTGTCTGACACGCTGCCGTCAGAGCTGGTGATCACAACATAAAGATTATCATCGGCAGTAAGCTGTTCACTGGTCGTGAATACGTTTCCGTTGCGCGCTTCAATAACGCCAGTTTGCTGCACATCATCATACATATCGACAACCTGAATCATGTCTCCTACGTTAACCCATTCGCCATCAGCAAGCGCTTTAATTTCCATGCTGCGTCGAGAATAAATCAGACGGCGACACTCAAGGATTGCCCGGTCAACAGCCTGATATCGGTTGCGAACATAAAGCATGTCGAATTTCTTCGCTTTAGTTGGCTCGCCTTCTACGATACTACCATCTGTGATGCGATAGTAAACGTTGGCCTGCTTGTTTGTTGTTGGGTCACGATATTCGACGTTAACGCCACCATAAGTTCCTGGCAGACTGATATCATAACTCAGTTTATATCCCTCGCTCTGCGTGTTTCTGGTGTTGAATACAGTGGCTGGATACTCTCTCTTTTCATCACGAGAGAAGCTCATTACCCCATCATCCCAGAATGCAGTAACACGCGCCGCATCGCAGATGGTCTGCAAACGCTCACCGATGCTCTTATCCTCATCGTCAAACGTGTAATCGAAATAACCCAATCGCTCATCAGGCAGGCTGTCGGCAATTTCATACAGCTTCACGATGTCGATCGTGTTTTCTGGATTTCCAGCGGTAATAAGCCAGTTATGCAGAACTGCATCAGCAAAGCTACGTGAAGGTGCAAGCGTGTAGCGCACAGTTCCCGTGTTGCGATTATATCCGATGGTGTGGCGCGTGATTAACGCATTATATTTCCTGTCACGACTACCTGTTGCGTTCTCTGTGGCGCGAACGACCACCTTGACCACTGTGTCATCTGGATAAGATACGTTGGTGCGCGTGACTATTGAGTGAATCTCCTCAAGCTGAAGGATTGACGTGTCGGAACTGTTGTTTGTCCGTCGCATCTGAATCGCATAGCGACCAGTGCCAGCAGACGGTGTTAACTTAATCGTGTAGTAGAATGTATCATTCCGGTCCACGTCCTGATAATAGTTCATCGACTGATATGTTCCGGGAATCTGAACGTTATCATCATCAATCTTCCACCATTCAATGAGGACACTGAAATCATTGCCATCATTGGTCTGGTGTTGCAGGTGCACCCAAAGCTGATCACCATCAATCGGTGAAAAGTACGGACCGGAAACAATCGGCTGGTTATCTGTCAGGTTGAAATAGGTGTTGTTAATCGTCACGCCATCCAGTGATGATATTGGCGCGCCTGAATAGTTGATGTTGTTAATAATAAATGTGTACCAGTAGTTTACTGGCGGCAATCCACCATCATCAGTCTCTGTTGCGGAGACAAGTCTCCCTGATAGCGTAACGTTTTCGGTGACAGATGCGCCACCACCTTGCGCGTAAGTGATATTTAGCTTGAATACCACGTCATGAGGCATTGTTAGGTCAACGAAGTAATCAAAAGCCGAATCCTTCGGGATCTTGACTGCTATCTGACCTCCAGCAAATTCCGCTTCTGTCACTGTGGTTGTTGTTGCCGTTTCAATAACCACTGGGGGTGGATCAGTATCAAGTTCGTTTGGTCCATACAGCTCCTGACCGTCAACATCATCAAATGCATAAGGCTCATACACAACCGGAATAACTTCTCCCGGCTGATAAATGGTGTAACTCGCTCCAGCCAGTGAACCGAGGTTTGATTCTGAGTAACGCACTGATGATACATCATACTTACCAAGTCCAAAGTTCATTAGCTCGGTAACGTATTTTATATTCCCAATATACTCAAATAATGATTCCTGAATTAAATCAGGGTAAGCGCGAACCTGCCCGAAGTTGTCAGGACGCGCCTCTCCATTGCGCGCAATATTGGTTTGCGCCTTCAGGCTGGTATTGGGTGATGTTTTTGAACTTTTATCTGTTTTTGGCGTTGATACTTTCGGTGTAAGGAAGGAGAAAATCTTCGTTACTGGTTTCAGTATCGCACCGATAAGGTCTCCTATCGCGCCAGATGGCTGACAATAAACGTTGACCACGTCGCCATCTCTCAGGCAGAAAGAAAGCTCATCATCTTCACCAAGCACCCTGCCATTTACCGCAATTGAAATGCTGGCAGGAAGATTTGATTTATTAAGCCACTTCCACAGGTTTGTCCCCGCTGGCACAATTCCCGTTTCTTTCGGCGTGCCCGGCATCTTCTGAACATGAATTACTGGCATAGGTAAGAAACCTTAACTTTGTTGATATTTTTTCGAGTGTCCGCAGCCTGTCAAATCTGACTGCCGTTTTCTCTCTCGCATGAAGTATTCTATCACGGCCCCATATCATGGCGATGTGAACTGGAACGCTCCCGCGATATGCCACAACAACGTCACCTGTTGCTGGTGATTGCGTATCCTTCCAGAATGTCACCTCGCTATCGAAGCAGGTAGCAAAAGAGCCGCCATTATCATAACTGTCGTCATGATGAATATTGATGCCACGGCACAGGCGGTAATAAAGCACCACCAGCCCCCAGCAATCTACGGTGTCAACATGGCAACATCTGTCCTTGTATGGCTTACCAAACATGAGTTGCGCAAATTCTTCATCAGACATTACGCAGCCCGGGGAATTGAGCGATGTCATAAAGTTTTGCCACATTTCCTTTGATTGGATTTTTGATTGACAGCGTCACGGTAACATCAGAACCATCCATAGCCACGTCGCTGACATACAGGCGATATGGCTTCAGCGGTGTGTTTGTGTCAGTCTCTTCAAATCTCTGATACAGTGCGGTAATTGGCTCAATGCGACCTGAACCAGTCCACAATTTAAGGTATTGCTTGAAGTCATTAGCCAGACGTGCAAACTTGACGGTTGCGTTAATGGCTGGAGTGTTCGACTGCTGAGATTGCGTGATGTCCATGCGTACTGGCAGATAAGTCTCACCGCCAAGCACCATTTCATCCAGCGCGTTAGCTACAAGCCTCACGTATCCAAATGACGAGTGATAAAACGTTATCGTGTCGAATAACGCCCAGTTAGGGCGCTTTGCTTTGTAATCTCGTAATGATGGCATTATGGGTACTCCGGCCAATCTCTATTAACGATCTCATCGAGCCACAATCTCTGATTTGGTGGATACTCGACGATAATATCATCAAAACCATCATCACCATTATTTAACGTTTTTGCTATCACATTCCCTGTCCATGTTGTAATGCCGCCATCAATACTGGTTTGAACTGGATATTCAGTAAAATGTAATATCTGGCTTTGTCTGCCGCTACCACCAAGGTCAATATCCATTGTAAACCATTCGTTGCATTGATTGAGATACTTAGGACTCCTAAGCCACTGCATAAAAACCTGATCTTGTTCAAGGGTAAACTTCCATGTCAGGCTCCATGTAGCTGCAATGTCAGTTGTCAGCTTTTGAAAAATTGGCGCCCCAACCGCAGGCTGATCGCTGCGGAATGGGGTTTGCCGTGTCAGGTTTTTACTGGCGCGCTGTGCGAGTGGTAGCCAGTCAGGGTATTTGATGATAGCCATTATTCTGTTGCTCTCCTGTTGGCGTTGTAGTTCCTACCGATGCTTTGCCCTATAGGCCCGTTGTTTTCGATATCACTAACAATAGTCTCAATCGTCACGCTGCCGTCACCATTATCTCTGGCGCTGCTGCTAACCTGCGCTGAGCTGTTATTGATGACGTTATTATAAACCACAACGCCACTACCACCTCCGGTAATGTCTTTGTTGCTGATAACTGAGCCATCGTTACCGGGAATCATATACTGGCAACCGTTGGACGCCTGGAATATTTCAGGCAAGCCATTTTCGCCCACTTCGTACATACTTCCGGCACTAACAGGGCCACCATTTTTACGCTTGCCAGCGACGCCCATCGCCAGTGCGCCGAGCACCGCACCGATACCAATCGCGGCAGCTCCGCCAAATGATGCTATGGAAGCGACCATTGCCGCAGGAGTCCACGCTGCGGTAGTGGTGGCTGCAGCCGCCGTCGATGCTGCTGTTGTGGTTGCCAGTCCTGCCGTTTGCGCCGCTGTGGTTGTTGCTGTGGCTGCAACCTGCGCAGTCTGCCCCATAACAGCAGATTTAACCCACTGCACGCCCATTTCGACAAAGCTGTTTACCAGAGAGTTGAGCACCGTAGAGCCTAGGCTACGCATTGCATCCTGAACGCTCATTGTGCCTGTCAGCAATCCGGTAATGCTGTTTGATGCTGTACTCATTGCCGAATCAAGAGCTGTGCCGAACAGTTGCGCGCCGAGGCTTTGCTGCTGCCATTCTGCCCACATGGCATCTATTCGCTGCTGGCGGTATTGTGCTTCAATTGCTGCGCGAGTCTGTTCAATCTCAGTGATTTTCTGCGGATATGCTGAGGCGTAGGCATCAAGGTCAGCCATGCGTTGCTGGTATTCGCTATCAATGCCAGTCGTTGGTGACGCAATAGCGCGCAATCCCTGATATGATTGTTCTACTCGCTGCTTTTCCTTCTCCGCAGCCGCCTGTTCCTTTAGTGCATTCTTCTGGTCCCAAATCTTCGCTGCGTACTCGCCAGCCAGTTTTATTTGCTCCTGAGTGGCGGCCTTGCCAAGCGATTGCTGCGCGTTGAGGATTGCTTGCTCTCGGGAGAGTTCGCTGGTAGATGTGGCATTAAGCATGGTTTGCTGGCGTAATTTCTCCAGCTTTTCAGCCACTGACTCAGCTTGTCGTTCTTCGGCGCTTTTGCCTTTTTTCTTTTTCTCTTTCTCTGCTGCTTTTGGCACTGTCAAGTGCGCCTGCGCCTTTGCCGCATCTCCTGTCGATTTGGTGACAGCATCCATATCCGCGACCAATGTGGCTGCCTGATTTGCTACCGCCGCTATGGCCTGATTCTGCGCAGCCCAACCATCAATGCCAACCCATGACCATGTTCTTGCTCTGCGACTGAACATCTCTGCTGTTGATGTCAAATCAGAAATAACCTCTGCCGCACCTATAGTCTGACCAGTTAGTCTGTTGATTGCTGAGGTAATAGAGTCAATAACTGAAACAAAGGTAGAACTGGCTCCTGTTGCGTCGTTTATGCTTGCTATCATTTTTGCAAATGATGTTTCAAGACTGCCAGTCGCCTGAGATATAGAGCGCGGTAGCTTTGCGAACTCAGCATTGACGACACTTGTCCTGTCCTGAATGGCATTCAGTGCATCTTCTGCTGTCAGTTTGCCATCAAGCATTCTGGCGCGAAGTTCACCCATTGAAATGCCAAGACCCGCCGCAATCTGGCGTGCAAGTTCAGGCATCTGTTCAAGGATGGAGTTAAATTCTTCGGCGCGGATTGTGCCAGATGCGATTGACTGACCGAACTGGCGCAGGGCGTTAGCCATTTCTTCGGTTGATGACCCGCCGATTCGACCTATTTTTTGCAGAGTGTCAGTAAGGTTCAGAACTTGCGCATTTGTCGCGCCAGCCTCTTTCAGTGATGACGTTAATGTTTCCCACAACTTTGTGGTATCGCTAAGGCTTGCGCCAGTGGTAGAGGCGATATTTGTTAATGAATTGAATGTTTCCTTTGCAGTCTCTGCATCACCAGTTAATCTTTTTATCCTTGCTTGTAATTGCGTCATGTTATCGGCTATATCAAGGAACGCCTTGCCCCATCCGATAATTAATGAGACCGAGATTGCGCCAGCAAGAGCCGTCATCTGCGTTTTTAGCCCTGAAGCTGCGCCGCCAGCATTCTTCATCCCACCGCCAGCATTTCTGGCGTTTTTATCCAGCTTGCCAAGTGCGCTTGTGGTTTTGTTGGTTGATGATTCAAGGTCATCTAAAGTCTTATTGGCTGTTGTCGCGCCTGCTTTCAGGCCTTTAACATCCATCCCGACTTCATAGACAATTCCGCCGACTTCTTCAGCCATTATGTGTTCCTCGCTTTTTTCGCTTTGCGTTCAGCCAGTGCCTTCATGCGCTCGCGGTCTGCTTTAGCCTGATCGTACTCTGCCGCGCGCTCTTCTTTCGTTAACCCTTTCGGTTCTGGATATTTATTCTTAATCATCATCTGAAACTCTGTCATGGACAGGTTTTCTGCCTCATCGCGCGTCATGTCGAAATGCGTGCGTGCTGAGATGATGTATTGCGACGCATGAAACTCGTTTGTTGTTTTCTTGCCCTGATCTTCCAGTCGCTCAGGAACCTTGAGTGGGGATTTGCCAATGATGCCGTGCTGCATCAGGTTGCGCGCAATAATAATAATGTCGCTCACTGGCATGATGCCGGTAACATATCGCACACCGCGCGGAGTTGGCTTCCAACCACCAATCAGCACTGAAACATCATCCTCACAGCATGACTGCATGACGATATAGGCCGCACCCAGCACATGGCGACCATACACTGGCTTACTGATGGTTTTCATAACCTGCACCTGCGCACCAAATGGCAGGTATTCGACGTGCTGCAACGGCGCAACATAATCAATGCCATTGAGTCTGGCGTACACCTCGACGATTTCTTTCGGTGTGCCAATTTCATTCATGGCGCGGAATGATGGCTTGAAGAAAAAACTCCTGTCAGAAAGCGAGATGCGCATCTCCCCGATTTCTGTTAGTGGCGTGCGATTGCTCATGTTTTGCATCCTGAATTTGACTGATGTTGATTATATCATCTCGTTGATGTTGACACCTGCGAGGTGGTGATGTAGATTCAAGTCATCGAAACGAGATATGAATGAGGTGAGTTATGGATATTGTTATTTTGTTGCTTTTCGCTGGATTGGTTGTGTTTGCTTATCTTCTTCCATCAATTGTGGCTTTGCAAAGAAAACACGCAAACACGACAGCAATCTGTGTGCTGAATATTCTTGTAGGATGGAGCTTTATTGGGTGGGTTGCAGCACTTGTCTGGGCATTAGTTAACAGTGGCGACAAGAAATGAACGAACAAACAAAAGCCGACCTGATTTTCTACACTGATTTGTATGTCGATGCAGGTTACGACTATGAAGAAGCGGAACGCATGGCGAAAGACTTACTCCGCGTGATTGGTGTGATTTTTGATGAGGATAAGGTGATATGAAAAATTATGAAGACATGAGTGATTCACAAATAGCGCAAAAGTTTTTCTTTTTTGTGAGTGGAAATCTTTGCCCCAACGGAGGGTTAGCTCATATCAGTTCAGATGGATTTTTCTTTTTTGATGAAAAGAACATTAAGCGAAAGTTTGACCCATGCAACAACCCAGCTGATGCTCAACCTATTATTATTGAAAACAGAATCGGCACTATCCCAGCACCAGATAATGGAGTATGGAAAGCTGCTCACAGAAAGGTTGGCGATGATGATAAGCCATACCATTTTACTCAAGATAAAAACCCACTCCGCTCCGCCATGATCGTCTTCCTGAAAATGAATGAGGACAAGCTATGAGTCGGTGGATTAGGTGCAGTGAGATGCTCCCCGGTAACGGTAGTGCCGATAAAGAGTTCCTGGTGTATGAAACGTTGAATAACGCAGTTCAGCACGATTATTACATTGTCCCTGACGACGAGAGAAAGCCATTCTGGAATCACTATGGTAAGTACGTGACTCACTGGATGCCGTTACCGGAACCACCACGAGAATAAAACAAAGCCCCTTTCGGGGCTTTTTCTTTATCAGGATACGGTGCACGCCGTGCTGATAATAATTTCCGGGTCAGTGGACGAATCCGTGACCGTGACGGTATACACGCCAGCGGTAGGGCTTGCCAGTGTCGCACCAGATTCACCACCAACAACTACGCCATCTTTGCGCCACACGTAGGTGTATGGGGATACACCACCCTCAACCGCAACGGTTAACGGGCTGCCAGTGGTGCCAGTTGATTGCAGGTCAGTAGTGAATGCCAGAGGCTCAAGACTTTCAACGGTAACGCTGTCAGAATCGTAAACTTTGAACTCAAGGCTGCCGGTTACGATGTCGTTCGTGCCGCCTTCGTAGCTGATGCTGGTGATGTTGCAGTACGCTGTAACGATAGTTGCACCAGTCACCTGACGCACCCACAAGGAAGGCTGGCGACGAGCTTTAAGTTCAGTGGCGTAAATCTCAACCAGACGATGGAAGCCAAACTCATCGCTCGGGTCATTCTTGCGGATTTCAACCTCTGCACTGATGGTCATATCAGAGCTGGTAACGAGAGTGGAAACAAAGCCGCCAGTGGTATCAGCTTCCGACGTAGTGGTCTGCGGCGAGTAGTCAACACCTTTACTGGTGGTTGATCCTAAATACTTCCAGTCTCCCGCCTCCGGAACTGCGTCGCCGCACCCTTCAGCAAGGAACAGGCGGGTCATGCTACCAACCAGAACGCCTTTATCATTTGCACAAATAGCCATTTCGATCTCCGAATTGTGTTAGCTGCTAACGTGGTGATTATATCACAGGTGTTGACAGTGATTATTTTGTGGTGTAGATTGTATTTCAGATGGTTTTCGTGAGCGACTTTGCTGACTTTTTAGAAACTGACCACAAAGATAAATGCAAACGATGATGTTGTTCTGATGGCGGCGTAATAGCCTGTAAGTCAGCAAGGTCTTCCGACTCCTTGTAAACAAATTCGGCGCACTGCGTCCCTGAGGTGTGATTAATAAGTCAGGGAACACAACAGGTAAGAGCATTGAGCCGATAATCGTGAAGAGTCGGCGCGCTTGGTTAGCCAGTGCTCTTACCGTTGTGGTGAATGCGCAGGCTGATGCGCTAACTCGCGTGGGTTCCGGTGGTTACACCGGGTAGGCAGGGATTAACTGACCCGCCTCCGTAGATGAAAAGGTTAGCGGCCACAAGACACGGGGAATCATCAAGCCGGAGATCAGCACCGGCCACCACAACACTTAACATCCAGTATTATCGCAATCATATGTAGGGGTATGTATGGGTTACGGGGCTGGATGTTAAGAAAGCACGCTAGCAATGCTTAAACCAGCACTTATGGACACGTAGCTTAATTGGTTAAAGCAACCGACTAATAATCGGCTGATTGAAGGTTCAAATCCGTCCGTGTCCACCAAATTAAAAGCCGCTTTATGCGGCTTTATTTATTTCACGACCCGCAAAAGCAACTCATGCACAGGCCGCTTTTCTTCCGTCAGCATTGGCCTGCCAAGTGGCGCTTGCAACTGGATGTAGTTAACGCATGAATCAATCGGATGTGTCTTGATGAATTCGATAATCTCATTGGCTTTAGCGTCAACATCCGACACATTGTATTGACCATGTTTACCGACAACATACAGCGAGAAATAGAAATCACCGCCGAGGCCATCCATCACCTGCGTGCCACCATTGGATTGCAGAACAATAAATTGCTCATTTCCATCTCCGGTGTCATTCCAGAACTGCAACTGCGAAGTCCAGCCATCATACAATCCGGCACCCTGAAGATATGCATCAACCAGCTCAAGCATGTTCACAGTTTCATCTCCTTCTTAATCACGCTATCGACAAGGTCTTTCGTGCGCTGTGCCGCTTTGGTTAAAAATTGCGGTTCAGCATTCGGCGACCAGTATGCGCCATTGCCGTTGCTGCGAGGTTTCCCTGCAAGTTTCCCACTGGCGTTATGGACATACAGCGCATATTTCGCGGAATAGCCAACCTTGCCAGTGATTCGCGTTCCGCTAACTTCCACGGTATCAAACTGACTGTTAATCAGAGTTGACGTATCAATTGGCGTCAATGTGGCTGATTCGGTGCGGATGATGTATGTCGCTGACTTTAATGCACGCACCGCTTTCGTGGCGATTATCTCATCCACAATCTGCGATGTTCTTTCTACAGCCTGGCGGATGCCTCTTAATTTCGCTGGCATTATGTCACCAGCGCAAAATCAGGCGGCTCACTTCTTTGAAAAGTGTTGCCATAGTTAATCACATTCAGAATCTGGTTTGCGCCAGCTGTCAGCGGGTCAGCATCTGTTACCGTGCCAATCATGATGTAATCACCCACTTTGGCGTTAGTGTATTCTGTCCAGAAGGTGTTTTTCTGCACAATCTCATTACCTTTCGCATCGGTAGATACATCATCGTTAAAGCCATAGTCACACATAATGCTTACTGGTGCGCCGAATGTTGGCTTGCCGTATTTATCAGTGCCGCTTTTGTGCCAGATTGTGCATGGTTGCGTATAGGAGAACCGAGAGATTGAGGTCATAAAACATTCCTATATGAGCGATTTTTCTTGATGTGCTGGATAGCACCTTTAGACACGCCAAACTCATCAGCAAGTGATTGTGAGTGCTCTCCATTTGCTAGTCTGGTTCTCACCTCCCTAACCTGATCATCAGTTAATTTAGCGTGTTTTGGAGTCCTGCCGAACATTGGGTTTTTCTCGCCAATTCTTGATTGCGATATTTTCTTTCTTGTTTCTTCTGTTTTTGGACCCATAGAGCAAGGTGGGGTTTTCCCATACCAGCAGTTATTCTTTCCCATCCTGCTTTTGCTCATTTTAGCTTTAGCCACATCTGTTGCCTGAACTCCCAAGCACGTACCAGCTATTTTTGCCACATTATATTGAGGACTTAGCTTATCTATGTAGAATTGCTCTCTACTAAGCAGGATTGATTCATCGCTAACAATTTCAAGAATTGAAAATCTGAATAATGACTCGCCATATTTTGCTCCATCATTATACAACCTGTGCGGGCTGTGCATGCCATTCCTCATTTTGTATCGATGCACAGCAATTCTATTGATGTAGTTTATTGTTGAGCCAACATAAATCTCTTTAGTTATTGTATTTTCAATCTTATATACAGCCATCACTCTTTTCATTTACACTTACTCCCACGCACAACCGCAAACCACGGCTTACCGCTTCCGTCAGGGTCTTCCACCAAATCGCCAGTGCATCCGGCTGTATCCAGTAACTTCATCTGATTGTACAGCGCCACCCATGGCTTACTGCCATATGCGAATGATTGCGATGCCCCAGATGGTGCGCTCTGACTGGTAACGTAGCGACCAGTGGTATTTGCGCTAATCAGGATGGAAGCCCACAGCATGATCGCATTTTGTCGGCATTCATCATTAGGATAGTTCAGTTCAAGGCATTCACTGATTGACGCCACAAGGCACAGAATGCCAGACGCATCCGTTGTGGTGATAGTCATTCCACGGGATGCCATCTGGCTTACTAATTCTTCAGGTGTTGGTGCTGTCATTTTTCTTGGACTCCCGGACTTTCCACCACATTTCAAACAGGTTCTTTATTACCAGAGACAGGGCGCCGAGGATTGACGCTACTGCCGCCCACTCTGTCAGGCTGTGTGGAATCATAGCCTCAAAATAAGATTGCGTGACAGGTGTTTGCTCTGCAACCTTCAGACCGATACCTGTGCCAATAGAAGCGTATCCAGCCTTATCAATCACCTGTCCTGTCGTTCCGCTTATAATCTGCTCTGCGACTTGCCTTAGTGTCCCGTTCATTGCGTGTCTCGCTGATGATATGTTTCCAGCACTTATAGATTTGAATCAGCGAAAAAACGATGGCGACCACGCCAAGAATAATGTCCAATTTCGCCGCCCCATTTAAAAGTGATGGAAAGGATGAACAGATGGATGCCGATAATAATAAATGCGTACTGCGCATGAAGCGGCGTTTCTACAGGCGTGATAAATTCCCATACGAATGACTCTATCGCAACCAGCCATTCGTAAAGGCTCATCGTCAGCACACAGAGCGCCATCTTTGTACTTTTACGCAGCGCAATAGCCGGAAACAACCAGACCATAGACTGCGCAAGGTAATACAGATATTCGGCGGGAAATGAATCAACAAGCACCCATCCAAGATACGCAGATATCGCCATTGCCGGAATGAACACCAGAAACGCAATCATGCCCGTGCAGGCAAAGCCAAGCACATACATGATCATGATGGCAATATCTGCGCCGAACATTATTTCTTACCGCGCGACGGTGAACGGGTGGAGCCGTTTGGCTTCACTGCGCCAGTTTTGCCGCCAGTTTTGGTATTGCCAGTTGCGCGTGAACGAGAAGGCGAATTGGTGGAACCCATGCTTAAATCTCCTGTTGTTTGATTAGCATGATTTTAGCATATTCCTGTTGACGTAGATTGGCGGTGCGTTTATAGTTGTTGATGTAGAAACAACAATAAATGTTAGAGGTGATAAAAATGAGCAGCAACGCAAAACATTATGATTATTATATGGTTGAAGGTGATGATGTTAAGAAAGTCATTGATGCATATGATGACATTCAAAAGCGCCGCAATGAAATTCTCGGTGATGCAATGAGAAAGGTTGGTGCTATCGCTTTCACTACAACTCGCAGTTGGGGTGCTGTTGGTGGTGGTTTGCTTGAGAGCTTTGTATGGAGTAAGCAGTTTGAATTTCCGTGCCAAGTGACAATAAGGCGTGAAGACTTTTGGGATGGTCAGCGTGTAATTGTGGCTCGCGGGAAAGGAAACACAAAGGATGGTCGCGAATACAACAAAAAACTTGACGCAGTAATGCGAGAGGCTAACGAGAAATTAAAGTTATTGCCAGAATGGAAGGACTACATCGTTAATCATTATGGCATCGCGCGCACAGGCATTGGCGAGCAATCTGGTCGCGGATTTGGTTTTGCAATGCTGTCTACTTATGGCGGTAAACACCCACAAAAGGATAATTGCCTGATTTTTGCAGTGCCAAATACAAAAGATGAAGGTCATGGACAGGTGACGATACCTGATAACTTTAAGCAGATAACATACGGTCAGTTTTACGATATTGCTAATTCTGGTGATGAGGAATAAACAATGAAAACACTAAGCAAAATCTATTCAGACAAAGAAACGCGTAACGGCATCGCTGTCAACAAAACCTATCTCGTGCCAGTGGAGCAAATTTATCTGGAGCCGGGATATAACATCCGCGAAGCAGATGAGCAGCATGTGGAATATTTCGCGCAGTGCTGGGAGTCAGGTCAACCATTACCAGCATTAACAGTTATTCCCGACGAGAAGGGAATACGCATTCTCGATGGCCAGCACCGCTATCTCGGCGCATTACGTGCCATTGAGCGTGGCGCGCCAATCGTCCGTATTGAGTGCAAGGACTTTACTGGCGATGAGGCGGATAAAATTGCCTTCATGGTGTCATCCAGTCAGGGTAAGCAGCTTGACCCGTTTGAGCGCGCAAAGGCTTACACACGACTGAAAGGATTTGGCTGGACGAATGAAGAAATAGCCAAAAAGGTAGGTCGCTCAGTATCTGACGTGCAAATGCACCTGTCGCTGGGTGATGTTCCGGCGGAAGTAAAAGCGCGCATCAGTGCAGGGCAAATCAGCTATGCAAATGCCGTAGCGGTAACGCGCGAGCATGGCGATGATGCGGTAAAAGTTATCGACGAGGCAGTCGAAGAGGCCAAAGCACAAGGCAAGGACAAGGTCACAGCGAGGGTGCTGAAGTCGAAAAAGATTAAGCCAGTAGACCGCTTGATTGAGTTATTGAAGCCAGCAGACCATGTAATTCTTCCCGCTGGTCATGAGTTGAAGGAGGACGAGGAATTTATCCAGATTCCTGTTGCTGACATTCATGAAGTCATGGCAATTCTGGAGAAGATGTGATGAGTAAGTATGAAGAGTTAGATTTGAAGATATTACACATGCTTTCCGTTAAACCAACTCCTGTTTTTGATATATGGCTTAAGTTTCGTGATGATGTTAGAGACATTACGGTTATTGATAGAAGGATGCAGGCACTGAAAAAGAAAGGTATTGTTTACAATGTTCGCGGATGTGGCTGGGTTAAGCTATGACACCATCATTATTATCTCTGTTGCGTAGTGGAAGATACAGCATTCGCGATATGTCAAAAATACTTGGCATTTCAAAGTATAAAGTGCCTCGGTTTATATCTGAGCTTGAGCGAAGAAAGTGGATTGAAGTAACGAGATGCGCAATTTATTTCCATGATGGTACTCGCTCCAACAAGCAAAATGAATACAAGGTAAATGTGTGATGAACGCTGAACAATTCATCGAAAAACAACTTCGCGCCAAGCTGCCTGACATTGACCAGATGGCAATTGATGCGGCAATTCAGTATTACAAGCGCAATCAGAGCGCGAAGAAGGGTGGCATTTTTGAAGAATGCCTGAAGGTTGCAAAACAGCACATGATTAAGGTGAAGTGATGAAACTAAAAATCAGCAAATTATTACTTGAATCAGCATTAATATTTCAGGCTCGCAACGATGTGCGGTATTACCTGAATGGCATCTGCTTTATGCCTGATGGTCGCATTGCGTCAACTGACGGTCATCGTGCATTCATTGGCTGCAGTCATGACAATAAGCTGACAGAAAATGTGATTATCAAGATTGGTAAATCTCCAACAAAACGTTATGAGTGTGCCATCATTGATACTAAGTCGAAAATTGCAACGTATCATGATGAAGCTGGCGAGATGGTTGGTGCTGGTATCTGCGAAGAGATTGATGGTCGATTCCCTGATATTGATCGCGTGATACCAAAGGGAACGAAATCCGCAGAGGAAATTGGCTTCAATGCTGGCTACCTTGTCGATATTGAGAAAGTGGCGAAGCTGTTTAACCATAAATTCAGTGGTGTTAAATTTGAACTGAATGGAAATGCAAACGCCGCAGTTTGCTGTCTTAGTGCGCCATCTGGCGAGACTGCGAAGATTGTTGTTATGCCGATGAGGATTGATTGATGGACATCAAAGAGAAAACAAAACTGGCTGCCATCGCTGCGCGTGATGCTTTAAACATGGGTTGCAGTGTAAGGGCGGCAAACGAAGCGTTTAATGAAATTGCTGGTTTTTATTTAAACCATGGAGGGAAACGAGATTTCATTAAGTTAGTTAATTTCTATGCAGAACCAGATCGTCAGTAAACCAAAGCCCCTTCATGGGGCTTTTCTTTTTACTCTGTTTTCTTTTTCTTTGTCGTCTTTTCTTGCGGGGTTGCGACTTCGAAAGACTTTTCCAGCTCTGGCATGATGCGCAGTTTTGGCAGCAGATGCTCGGATGGTTCGGTAATTACCTCGCCAAGCTGCAACTCACGAATCTTGCCTTTCTCTTTAACAAAGATTCCGCGTGCGATGACTTCGTATTTAGCCATTATTCACCTCAAATTCATAAAGGGGCTTTCGCCCCTTTTTTTTATTACACCGGAGTTTGCGTACCGTAGCCGTTGAATACTTTGGATTTGCCGGAGAAATCCTTGCGTACCTGAAGGCCCATAGCAGACCACACGAGGAAGTTGAAGTTAGCGTGCGGCGTGGTACGCGGCTCTGCATAGGTGGAAACTGGCTGGGCAACACGCGGACGGATGTACATGTCGTTGCGAACATAGCCAACGAAGTGGTTGCCAGTCAGCAGGAAGTTGGTGCCAATCTTACCGATGCGACCATTACCAAACTGCGTGATGTACTGCTCAACAGTGCCGCCTTTGAAGCCTGCCGCATCAGAATACGGACGCATGAAGCTGCGACGCACTGCCGGGGAAACCCACAGAGTCACCTGCTCAAATACGTTCTGCGCATCCAGAATAGCCTGGAAATCCTGATTGAAGAAGGTCACGATTTCGTCTGGCGTTGCGGTTTGCAGGTCGATATTCAGACCGCCGGAAGCATTCAGGTTAACCTGAATGGTGTTCGGGTGGTTGGTGATACCGTAGCCAGTGTAAACGCCGTTCACGTTCAGAGTCTGGTCGCCAGTCAGCAGATATTGCGCCATGTCGGAACGCAGGTTAAAGGTGACGTTAGCCTGATCATCCAGCAGAGGGTCAAAACCTTCAGACTGCATACCCAGCAGTTCTCGCCATTCGCGGCTGTAGCCAGTCTTGAAGATTGGAATCACATCGCCAGTGTAATCGTAGCGAGTTTTATCCAAATCTTCCGGCTCCTGACCAGACAGAGTGCGAACAACCTTACCAGCATCGGAAGCAATGCGGCTGATTGCCACAGTCTTACCGATATTGATGTTTGCCGCGATACCCATCAGGTCAGCCATCATGTCCTGACCAGCCTCGTTGCGGAAAACGCGGGTGGTGACGTTGTCCACGTCGCGCCAGTAATCTTTCGTTACCAGTGCGGTGGCGTTCACACCGTATGTTTTCGCCAGTTCAGCTTCTGCATTGCAGAACACCTTGCGGTCGATGGTGAGATGTTTCCACTGGTCAGCCACTACTGCGGAGTTGGCTACCAAATCTTTGGTAAAAATAATCTTTTCCATTATTAAGCTCCAGCAGGCATGGAAGCATTGCCAGCGCGACGAACTGCAACCAGCTCAGCGCCGTCAGAGGCAACGGTATAGGTTTCATAGGAGTAAAACAGGATATTATCCCCGTCACCAGCAACTTTCAGCGCGCCAGCGCCATTACTTGCCAGCGGGGTGCCTTTCTTCAGTTCGGAAGATGCAGCAACCAGTGCGTGATAGGTGACGCCAAATTCGCACTGTACAGCCATGCCAGTAGCATTAGCAGGAACTGATTCAGATACATCGCCACCACCGAGGTAGTTATGCTGAAGCACGTAAGGGAAACCCTGACCGCCAGCAGTAGCGTGTGCGATGATTTTATCGTCGGTATTGAAATCAACCAGCGCGCCCGGTTGCAATGCGGCATTCATGATGCCTTCGCGAATCTGCGGGTCGTTCTTGCGAGCTGGGCCACCAATGATGGTGCCATAACGGATAGTAGCCATTATTCAGGTGCCTCCATATGAAAATCTTCATCAGCGTGGTTCGGCTGGAAGCCACCTTTCAGCGCAGCAGGCTTACTGGTCAGCGCATAGGTTTCACGCAGTGCTTCGCCTTTCAGCGCATTCACAGCGGATTCCGGCAGTTTCAGTTCAGCGATGATAGCAGCACGCATCGCGGTTTCTTCCTGCTCGGTATTCGCCTGCAATTGCTCTTTCAGCTTAACGTTTTCAGCTTCGATGTCGGTCAGCTTCTGGTTGACAGCTGTCAACGATTCCTGAACCGGCTTGAGGGCTTCAGCGAGTACCGCCTGTAATTCCTCGTTCGTCATTGAGATTTCCCCTTCAGTTGATTTTACCGGCTCAAGTTCAGTCTTATAAACAGCCTTGACCCGCTCACCGACCAATTTTACCACATCATCTTCAACGATGTAGAACTGCTGAAAAATCTGGCCTTTGATTTCAAACCCGACACGGTCGTCGTACACAGCCACGATATAAGGCCACACATCCTCGCCGACTTCAGCTTTCAGAATCTGGCGAATCTGCTCGCTGATATTCTCAAACGACAGGTCTGATTTATTGGTGATGTAGTTAATGGCCTTATGCAGCCACGATTTATAATTAATCTTGTTGGCGCTTTCGTCCGGCACGGTTGAATCCTCAAGGTTTACAGTAATGCGTTCGATTTGCTCGCCATTGGTGGCAAAGATTCCCACGCCATCTTCTGGCGTTCCGGCTCCCGGCACTCCCGGCGGCAGGATGGCGAGATGGTCCCACTCCATATTACGCGCAATCCATGTGTATTTTTTGCCTTTGCTTGTGCCTTCCGCAGCTTCGCGGTTGAGCAATAAGCCAGTGGATACGTGGATTGGCTCAGCGCCTTCAGCGGAATTCATCAGAGCTTCAATGCGACCAAGCAACTCCTGACCTTTCTCTGAGCGTTCAGCGATGACTTTATTCACCTTCAGATCAACAAGCGCTTTACTGCCGTCATGAGATGAGTTTTCAATCCATGCACCAACGCTGAACTGATTAGCGGCGCGGGTCATGCTTGCGGAGACGTATTTACCATCAATCATTGGGTGATTGTATGGTGCAGGCTTGCCATCAAGGCCGTGATAGCTCTTGCGAATTTCTTCTCCGGGATACAGGCCATTGTTCATCACGACATCATCAACAACTGGCACGACGTTTTTAATCACATAGTGCGGATCGCCATCAATGATTTGCTCACTGATATTGCTTGCGGAATTAATGGTTGTCAGGACGTTAACCTGCAATTTATTATTCATGTGCTTAAACGCTTCCACTTCTGCGAGGCGTTTTTTGGCTGCCTCTTCTGTGTCGTATTCGCCAAATTGCTGTGAGCCGTCTTTCGACTTGACCACCCACTTATCGCCAATCTTGACAATCATGGTTAACTCTCCACGGTTAGTTTGTGGTCGAATTATAACACAGGGAGATATAGCACCATGAGGCGGTAGCCAGTGCAAACAATGGAGAATTGGTGAGTGCGTATAGCGTGAGAAAGTAAGTGATAGGGATTATGTTCATGGGCTACCTCCTGATTAAATGATAGCAGCCCATGATGAACAAAAGATATACGGAGTTAGTCTGAAATCACATCATCCATGAATGCAAGCGCAGCACCAGAGAGACAGAACAGAGCGCCATAGCAAATCATCTGGTACAGAGTGTCAGCCTCAAATACCCTTGCGAATGCGTAGGCTGATAAAATCCACAGTAATGGAATCATAACCCAGCCTCCTGTTTTGCCCGGTGCACGTATGACATAAACTTACCAATCGGCATTTCCTTGCGTATTTGCGCCAGAATCGCGCCATGCAGCATGCGCTCTTCGCCAAAATACAATTTATCCAGTCGAGTTTTAATGAGTGCTCGCGTGCGCTTCATGTGGTCGCGTGCCTTAAGTGCTTTCTCATGCCAGACGCGGTCGTTCTTCTTATCTGCATATTGCAGTTGGCGTTCAACGGTTTCGATTTCAAATGCCAATTGCATGTCATAATCTTCAAGCTGAATAATGTCTGCTTTCATGATGTCGTTTAACTGGATAATCATTTTTTCACCTCTAATCCTGCTTGCTCTATTGCCATTTCATATGCATCCATTGCGTCACCAAATCCATTGGAGTAATCAACAGTGTAGCCTTTATTTAATGCCGCTCTTGAGTCAATGAAATCAGGAGACTCAATCTCAATTGCTGCGCGCGATGCCTCCCATGCTTCCCAGCGCCTCTGGATAGCATCTCTGAAGTAATAACCACCGGAGTCGACCATTAAATCACTATCGATGTTAGATTCTTGATACCACTTAACCCTATTGAGCGCGTCACATTTGTACCAATCTTCAAACTGCTCTCTGCTCGTCATCTTCACTTCCTCCACTATCCATCCCATCTTTCTGCGGTTATTGGCAATAAACTCATCCGATGTTACAAACAGAGTCCTGCCTGATTTATGCTTAATAGCCCATCTCATTTAGTACGTCCTCAGCAAGTTTGCGGAACATTATTTGCACCCTTGCCACCTTGCGCCACTCAGCTTCGGTGAGAATCACATCCTCCTGCCGCGGAATCCCTGACATTTCGCATGGTGGCAGCTGTTCATACTCTTGTTTCTTGCGCTTGGCTTTTCCCATGCCGACCCCTTGCGTTGAGAAGAAGTGAATTAAACAGATTGCTCACGTTTACCTCCTGCTCCTGCCATGAGTAACGCCACAGTTTCTTGTGGTGGTCATAGCTTCGCGTTACATCGCCGTTATGGAGCATGATGCGGATGCGGCTTTTTACAATTCGGTAATCCAAACCAGTGGCTGCACTGATTTCTTTCACCTCCGCGCCAGCGTTATCAAGCAAATAGCACTTAATCGCATCATCAATACCTGCCGCATCCTCAGAGATAAAATACTTGTACTGCCACTTGTTACCACGAATCACTGACTTCTCGCGGCGAATGAAGCCAAGCGCAAGCATTTCATGAAGACGATGCGTTGTGGTGCTTGAGTGCTTGCCGCCGCAATGCTTCTCAATATATGCACGCGTTGCGCCTGGATGATTGATAATCACGCGCATGATTTGTGATTTATAGTCCACAATCGCGTTCCTCTGCTGCCTGATTGAAATCGTCGGCGGTGTACAGGTGTCCATTGCGTGTGTTCCATGACTTAGTCATTAGCTCTCTGTTACGGAATGCGTCTGTGCGGCAATAACAATCTCCGCATTCTATGTATTCCCACCCATCCTCATCTATGGCAATGCCAGCCTCATCACACCCACAAAACGGGCAACTCAATAACCCGTTATCATTCATCATCGGCATATTTGGCACTGTCATTTTATCCACTCCCCAAGATTGTTAAATTTAGGTGCATCGCCAGACCAGTCGATAACATCTTTCTGTTGACTGCGCTTACGTTGCAGCCGGTTACGCACTTCTCGCAGCTCACACTCCAGCCATTCGCGAGTGCGTTCAACTTCATTCAGTCGCTGGATTAGGGATTGTTCGTACAGTTCGTCATGCGCCATTTATAATTTCTCCCGTAGAATTTGATAACAACGTGCTCAACGCACAGATAACCTTCATCCTCAACCGTTACTGGTTGAACTATAAACCACCGCAGATATAAGTTCGTCAGCCTTTTCACGACCAGCAACCTCCGCTTCAAGCGCCAGTGAACACATGGCAGTTTCCACATATTTAATGGTATCTTCGCGAACGTTAAGGATTTCCATAACCTCGCGCACCTCTTTCTGGTATCTCGCTGCTATTTCTTTGTATCGCATTTCCACATCACCTTTTTCGTTGTGGTACAATCTACGTCAATAAGTATTGACTAAATGATGTAGATTGGTCAACAATAATTTTCGAAAGGAGTAGTAAATATGCCAAGACCACGACGCGAGCCGATGGACATTATCACCAGCATTGTGGAGAAGCGGCAGCCGCTGACTCTCCGTGATGTTCGCTACTTTGCCCGTTGCTATGTGGCACTGGCTGATATGCCTAAAGATGATATGTATGATTTGATTCGTGAGAATTTTAATGTTGATGAATACAATCGCGTCACAATGCCGCGACGCGAAAATGATTAAGTGGAGAAAGTGATGAGTAATTGGGAATATCTGAAGGGTTGCGAGAAGGATTTTGATGGTCATAAAACGGCTTCCGTCGTAGTTAAGTCAGGACTCACAGGTATAATTTACTACCTGAGTCACTATTACGTAGGGAAAGTCAGCACCATCGAAGGTGCTGGAGATATCGTAATTGCTATTCGCATACCGGTGAATGACGAACAAGACCTCAACGATTGCATTGGCGCGCCGGAAGCGGATGCAACAGAGCAACTCATTACCGAGCGCGGTAGCCGCTATGGCAAATTCAAAGATGGCGCTGAAATTATGCAGGAACTGAAAGATGTGATGCGCGAAGTGGATGGCTGGCACAACCTGACGCCAAGCCAACGCGAGGCGCTAGACATGATTCAACACAAGATTGGGCGCATTCTGAATGGCGACCCGACTTATGACGATAGCTGGAAAGACATTGCTGGCTATGCAACGTTAATTGTCAATGAACTGAATGGAGAGATTAAATAATGTCAATTCTCAATAATGGCTGTGATGAAGAAAAGGTTTGGCTCCACGTTGAAAGAGTCGATGATAAAATTCGCGTTGTTGATCAGGATGGTAGAATAGTTGGTGGTTGCGTCAGCTTGATTCTTGATGTAGACGTTGAAGAGATCACCAAGTTAACAATCACTGTTGAGTGTGCATCACGCGATGTGGATGGAAAAATCAAATTAAACGTAAGAGGCTAATATGTTCACAGACATAACCATCGCGCAACGAAACGCGAACTACACCAATATTGCTGACACATCCGCGCAACTGGTATCACTAAATAGCGACGGCAGCGTAGTGCTGAAAATCGGCACGGAAACAGCGCAATTCATCGTGCAGAATCTGTCACAGGCGAACGCAAAGCAGGTGCTGATTAGCACTGGTAGCGTGCTGTTTTTGGCTGGTAATTACAATGCGCCGAATCTTGAGTGTTCACTGGTGCGCATCGTTGAAACTGCGACTGAGGAATCTGTTGATGAGCCAGCAACATTGCCAGCAGAGTGAGCCGCCAAAACCATCAGCATGGTGTGAGCAAATGGAGCGCAATGCGAGGGATGGCGACGAGGCGTATGTTTATTTCCAGTTGAAACAGATGTGGAAGCAGAGAGAAAACTCAGAGCAAGTCAGTTAAACGCAAGCCCCATTACGGGGCTTTATTTATTGCAGTGATTCAGGCGGCTTTCCGTAGCATTTCTTTGGTGATTTGCTTAGCTTGCATTTCACCGCAGGCTGATAACCAGCGCGACCACTCGCCACATCAGACGCCATCTTGTCATACTTTTTTCGCTTATCTCTGCTTAGCATTTCTCGCTCTCAATGAGTTGTACTGCGCCTCGCACGTCAATCCTGCCTCTCTTGCCCTGTCAGCATAATCTGCCAGTTGTCGATTTCTTTCGACAGACTTTGTGAGCACGTCTCCAAGCAAAACTCCGGTTTCTGCGGCTGGATTGCCAATGGACTCAGCGGTGGAATATCCGACGAGCTGCTTGCGGATGTTTGCAAGTTGTTGCTGCAACCTGCCAGACTTAGCAGCAGCGTTAGCAGCATCATTGCGCGCAGCATCAATCCTTTGCTGTGCGTCGGCCTGAATCTTTTGCAGTTCCGCATTGCGTCGTTGCCCCTCTTGTTCATCTGCGGCCTTCTGTTCGGCGATTGCTTTTGCATATCCAGCGGCATATTGCTGTTCGCCATAGCTGGACACTTTATTGGCTGCCCACAGCGCGCCAGTGGCAATAATTATAATAATTGCCAGAGGTCGCCAGTATTTAGCGAGAATCGACATCATTGCGCAGCTTCCGGTTTTCCTTTCTCATGCCGTGCATCTTACCGAGAATGCCAACCAGCATGATTGAATAACTCACACCTTTGACCACGATTGGTGGTAGCGCTGCTTTCAGGTCATCAGGCATCATCACCCATACGTGCATCATTGCATCAGGCCATAGCTGCAACAGTGAACAGAACGAAATCCACGCCCCGAGCAGCCAGTTGCTTAGCTTTTTCATGCCACAGCCCCGCCAGCATCCTTGTATACCTGAATCAGCTTATCCAGCTTTTGCTCATGTTGACCATAACCAGCACCCGGTAATGATGCCCAGCGCGAGCGGCACTTATGGATAGCATCAGCAATGCGACCAGCCTCAATATCCGCAGTAGCCTTGCATTCACGGATTAACTGCATTGCAATAGCGTCCTGCGATGCGGGGGAGAAGTCCGGCAAGCGTAATTGCTTTTTGTATGCGTCATAAAACTTAGCCAGCACCTGATACCGTCCGGCAGCAGTGGATTTGATGCCCAGCCTTGGCAAGCTAATCAGCTTGCGTGGGTGGTCGGAATAGTCGGTAAATAGTGAGCCGCCAACAATCACATCATAGCCATGATTATTGGTTTTCTGTCGCCCGTTATCGGTTCCCTCGCTGTACGCCAGCATATCCAAAAACGCTTTCATGTTTTTGCTAATAACCATACCAGTAAACCTCTTTTTCAGCTTTGCGTTTTGCTTTGTCGCCAGTCTTCTCACCCCACACGATGAAATGCGCAACAGCGCATGAGAAGCAGCGGAGATTGTGTTTCTTCAGTAGTGTTGACTGCCGAAACACGTCAATGCCGATGTCAGTGGCGAGACTTGTCAGTGCGTCAAACTGATTCTGCGTTGTTTCGGTGGTGATGTAAGGCGATATATCCACGGCGTCGGCAATCCCAAGCGTATCTTTGCCGCGTTGCGATAGTTTCATTCTGCCTCCTGTTCAAATAATGACTAATTCTATCACAATGGTGTTGACGTAGATTGAGTGATGGTGCATAGTATCTACATCAAATGATGAGTGAGGTGATGAAGATGGAAATAAAGCTTAACAAAGAAAGTAATACGCTAAGTCTTACCGGGCAGGGCGAGATTGTGTTCACAAGGCTCAAAAATGGGAATAAAAACGCAATAACAATGATATGTGACGGAGCGAAATGTTCAGTTTCAAATATGTATCTGGTCAATTTGGAGAGGAAAACAAGGGTTGGTAGATTTCTCTCTGCGTTGAGGCATGTGTGGATTCTTGCCAGATAAAGGTGTGATTATGGTAATGGTCAAATTCAAAGAAAACGGACGCTGCGGTGTGTTCAACCTTGAGCAAATCAAAATACGCCCGTGCGGCAAGGTGGTTGCGCCATTTGGTCTGGTGCAGATGCGTGAAGTTGATATTATTGAATATATTAAGTGAGGTTGGTGATGGAAGGATTTAAAGGTACGCAAGGGAAATGGGAGGTTGTTATTGGTGATGATAACGCCCCGGATGTTATCTCGGATATTGGAGTTGAGATTGCCTTCACTCCAACATATAACGGCGACAAAACCGAGCAATGGCATAACGCAAAGTTAATCGCAGCATCACCGGAACTGCTATCAGCACTCCAGCAACTACTGGAAATCTACGACGACCACTCCGGCAAGGTCTGGACAACATCAAGCAAGCGTCGCGCTCTGGATAATGCGCGCGCGGCGGCTAACAAGGCGTTGGGAGAATAATTATGTGGCTTGTATTTAATGTTGGTTGTATCGAATGTGGCGTTTCATCAAATGTCGTTGCAATTTACCCAACTGAACATGAGGCTAATGCTGTGGCTGAAAAACTGAATGAGGTTTACGCATGGCGAGAAGGCGGACAAAACTCATATGAGGTATTTAAGCTTGGTGAACTGTACGAGGTTGAGGGTGAATATAAAGAAATACTTTCTGATGGAGAAACAAAATGAGCAACAAAAATGTTAGCGTTGGCTGCATTTACAAGAGTCATTACTCTTGGGATGAGGAAGGTGATGCAAGGTTCATTGTGACCGCTGTAGGGTTAAACCACATCCTGATTGCCGACTACCCGATGATAAAGTTCAACGAATCTTATATGGAATATTGTGTTGGCAGGAAGGAGTTCGAATCAAAATTTGAGTTTGTGGAGGAAACAAAATGAAACTTATCGACCTGTTAGCTCAAGAATTGCCTAAGCGTGGCGGGTGGCCTGATGGTGCGCTGTCAATTACTCAAGATAATGACGGTTCGCTGTGTGTATGGAACACAAATGACCCACACTATGATGGATTCTCATGGAAACATCGCACTAGGAATATGCTTGTGTATTACTGGCATGGAATTGAGGGCGTACCTTTATCTTGCGACCACAGGGAGTCGATAGTGACCTATTGGCAATATAAAGCAGCACTCGCAGCATCGCAGAAGCCAACATGGAACGGCGAAGGCCTGCCACCAGTTGGATGCGAATGCGAATACTCTCTCAATGCCGGGAAAACATGGTGGAAGTGCAAAATTGATTACATTGTAGGGACGCAAGGCGTGGTGATGCTGTGCGATACCTTTGAGGGTGTCCAGTATGTTAAATTTTCATCGTATGGTGGCACGCTGAAATTTCGCCCCATCCGCACAGAAGCAGATAAGAAGCGCGAGAGAATTTGTGATGCAATTTATGGTGCGTTGACGAAGGCTGAACGCCAACACAATCGATCAGATGAGGCAGAGGCTGTTTACGACGCCATCGCAGCAGGCAAAATTCCCGGCGTGAAACTTGATGATTAAAACAATATTCAGCGTCGTAGAGATATTGTGCTATGCGATAATAATATTTGTTCTGTGCATGCTGATAAGATAAAGCAAAGCCCTCACTTAGAGGGCTTTTTGTTTGCTGATTGCCATGCTTCACGCTGCTTATCAAGCCTTTCCTGTGAAGACTCAAGAATGACTGGCTTGCCATCCATTAACAGTGTTGGAATTTGGGCGCAGTGACAATTATATTTATTGCCATTACGAGAGTAGAAATCATCAATCTGCTCTGGCGTAAAAAACCGTCCATGTTTAGACCCATGGGTCTGGCGGGTTGTGCGCATTAATGCCGATTGCCACAGCATCACCGTCTCAATGCCTAACTCCTCGCGCGCCTCAATGACTTCCCTCCTGTTAGCCTGACGAAGTGTTCCGGTGATTTCAGTCTGCGCCAATTGTTTCGCGTAGCTGTGAGATACATCAACGCGCTTAACAATGTCAGCTTCAACGTCGCGAGGATTAGCGCCACGGGCAATACCTTCCATGATGATGGATGCCAGTTGCTGACGGGAATAATCGCTCAATCCGCGCCAGTCTGAATAGCCTTGCGTATAAGCCAGTTGAAGCCTATTCAGGTATGGCTCACTGTAGAGTATTGCGGCAATCGGCCTCTGCTCAGCATAAACCGGAGACAGACTTGAAAGCTCTGAGTTAGCCTTCTGAGTTCCGGCCTGATACGCATCACCAATGAATACGTTAGCCCACATCCTGCCGTGACCGAAATCATCACCTTCAAGCAGTATTTCGTCAATCAGCGCCTGCAACTCATCCATGAAAGTGGCAGCCCGTGCACTGCTGAAATCGTAGAAATACAGACCGCTTGATTCTGCGTTAGCCTGACCATTAGGGATGGTGCGAAACAACTCGAGTGCACGCGTCCTGAGTTGCTTATATTTGCGCGTTATCACTTTGTCCATCTTCGACAGGCGAGTTGCAGCGCCTAACGGGTCGGTCAGGCTCTGCGATATGCGCGGCTGGGGAGGTATTCTTGCGTTAAACCGGAGTATCTTCATTTTCGTCTTCCGGTGGTGTGTCTTCCATATACCCATCAGGCATTTCTATAGGCTCAAGCCCAAGAAATCCCCTGATTTCATCATCTGTAAGGATTTGACCGACACCAGCATTTGCCGCACTTTGTGCAGCCTGAGCGAGTTTAACAATCAATTCAGCCTTGTCGTTCTGCGTTGGTTCAAGCAGGTCATTCCACTTGCAATAATATCCAGCGGCTGGCGCTTTATCCACAATGCCAAACGTGATTAAGCGCTCAACGAAAGAGCCAACCAGATAATCAAGCCAGCCGTCACGACGCTGCATAGCCATCATTGCCAGTGACTGCTCATCATTAGCTGAAGCGAGAACACCGCTGCGACTTCCAAGTAATGAGTTGAGAGGGATATTTACTGAAGCTGCGAACTGACTGGCAGCAACATACATAAATGGTTCAGGGTCGCTCATTGATGTTGAAAGAACGCTAACATCACTGCCAAAGCTAAACATTGCCGCATCAATGCCTGAGTTGAGCATTTCAATGTTTTCGTTCAACAGGTCAGCCAAATCATCAACTGGAACTTGCATCTGCTGTGCCAGTGATTGCGCTGAAACATTATCTTTATTAAACGAAACATTAAGTTGGCGAGATGAGTTTTTAAGTAAACCCTCAGCAGAGCTACCGGAAACCTTAGCGCAATCTATTAGTGAGTTAAAACCAGCTCGTAGCAATGGAACGCCGCTGAACATGCTGCCATCAAAGCTACCCTCAGCCAGAATGATGATGCGGTCAGGATGAATCTGCACCGACCGCTCAGGCTTGCCGCCGCTGTCGAAGTCTTCCACGGCACTTTCCTGATACTCGTACATCTCAGGCATGCCGTAGTCTTCGCTGGCTTCGTCATTATTCCATGCGCTAACTCGGAGCTGCTCCTCCCATACCGGAATAAAGCGGACGATGGATTTATCTTTAATGCGGCGGGTTTTGGTGATGTCTACCGGTTCGCTCCACTGGCGACCGTCACGAATTTGCAGTATCAGCGCAGAGTATCGGTTAATAAGATTCCGCTTATCTGCATCCCTGATGAATGGGAGCGCCTTCTTCAGGATGTCATTTACGCTCTTTTCCCACTGGGAAGTGGCTTCGTCATCAGCGTCATTCTCAAGCACCGTAGGCATGCCATGCCACGACTTATTGAGAACGATATTTACTGCGGCGTTTGCCAGCGGGTAACGCTCATATGCAAATCTGAAATCCTCAGCGTCAATTTCCTGCTTGTATCCGCACTCCGTCCAGAGTTGATCGTGCTTCTGGTCCAGATTCTTCCCGCCAGCGCAAAGCCGCTGTTGCTGAATTGCCCTGTTATTGTTCGCCACGCGGTCGCGTATATAAGCGTTTAGTGCATCAAGTTTTGACATATGTCACCAATAAAAAATCCCTCACGATGGAGGGATTATAGCATGGTCACTTGTTGCGATTTCGGTTTCTGTATGCCGGATAGAATTTTGATAAAGGCCACACCCAGAACTTCCACAGCATCTCATCGTAGCTTGGTAGCGCCTCATGGAATCGCTTGCCAGAGGCATATCCATTAGGGTCTTCTTCATAGAAGAACTTTATAAACCCAATCCTCGCATCAGCAACCGCGTTATTCCTAACAAGCATATAAGCAATGAACACCATAACGATAAGACCAAAAATCATAACTACCATCATTTCACCTCTCTTACGACGCCAGACTTCATCCACTGATTAAACGCGTAACACTCAATCCTGTCACCACTTACGACTTGATGGCATTTTGCAACCAATTTAGCTCTATTGCTGCGTAACCCATGATTCGTCCATACATCTTCGACGCGCTTTCTGGCTGCAATAGAATACTCGTGAACCTCTTTTCTTGTCATCACTCACCTTCATTTGAAATATTGATACAACAAGCATGGCACAACACCAGTTACCACAGCGAAAAGTGAACCAACTATAAAGTGAATCCATCTCGGTTCATTCACTCCGGCAGCCATAGCCCACCAGAACATAAAGTTCAATGGAATCCAGAACGACCAGAATAGCGCCATCACTCCACCTCGTCATCAACAAGCGTTCTGAACCATGCGGGGTATGACTTCGACCCGAGTTTATGGTCAATCTTCTGAATGTAACGCGCCGCGTCATCCAGTTTGTCGGAGATATAATAAAGCGACTTTCTTGCGCCAATAAGCATGGCAGCGAATATCAGCATCACAATCAGGTGCGGGTTGATGATGCAGAACAGTATTGTTTTGACGGCTTTCATCACTCCACCTTTTCGAATTTATCAAAAATAACAGAAAGATTAAAAGCGCCGCTTTCAGTGATTGCCTGAATTTCTTTCACTTGTGCCCTCATAGCGTCCTCATATGCGCTAACCGCATCGGTGCCAATAGATAATCCACAAAAACTACCGACACTCGCCACGCTTCCTTGTCGCTCGATGTGACCGCAGTAAAAATAAACGCTCATTACTCAATCTCCTCACCATTAAACCAGCGTTGCAGGACTTCGATTAGCTGCTCGGCTTGGTGTTTGTCAATAATAATAGTGTCGTGACCCTGAGTAATCATTGGGTCAGAATTGAAATCAACCGCTATTGTGCACATTGGCGTTTTGGTTTCGTCTTCAATAACAATCATCACATCACCCTCTCAAAATCAGTTAACCATATAGTAAATATCATCACGAGCAAACTCATCAGCGGCTTCCTGGCATTCAATTGCAACATCTTCATCATAATATGATGCTAACTGCCGCGCCGCAGCTCTGCGCTTTTTCTTGCTATTACGCATATTTCTGAATACGCACAGTTCTTTATCATATGCCCGTACCATTCTTTTCATTATGCTTTTCATGTTTTCACCCTCTCAAAAAATCATTCTTGCAGCAGATACCTTTATACCCGCGCTTCTCTTGCAGGCTAACGAAAACATCATCCAGAACGCGCAGCAGGAAATCCTCGTCGATGTCATACCGACGGCAAATCACCTCATCAGGCACACCAGCTCGTGCCAGTGAATAAACCTGTTCTTTCTCCTCCTGCGTGAATCCTGCATAGCTGCGCATAGTGTTATCTCCGATAAACCTGATGTAGATATACTATGCGCTCGGTGTAGATTGGTCAAGTGTGGTGGTGCGGATTTATCAACAATAATAAATGTTGACGTGGATATGGTGGTGATGTAGATTGAACTCATGAAGCGGAAGGAGGTAAAACATGAAAGATGTTAAATTTAGCGCAAAGAAAAATAAACTTGGTCGCATCCTGTTTTATGTCATGGAAGACAATAAACATCTTTATGAGTTCAACAAAATAGAGGATGCAGCGGAATGGATTGCTGAGCTTGGTCGCAGAGCGTTGATTAAATGAACCAAGCCCTCAATTGAGGGCTTTATTTTTATCTCCTGCGCCGGATTAGCATACCGCTACCGCGTTGGACGATGTGGTCATTTAGTGCATAGCGAACCGCATCCCAGTAATGGTTATATGCATCGACAATATCAGTCAGAACGTTTCCGGTAAGCTTATCAACCTTGTAGCTGTACATTACCGCTTCATTCTGCATTTCCTTGCATCGCTCGTGGATGACAATGCTGTCACATCCGCGCAGCCACGTTACGCCATCCTCAACGCTGCCTGGCCATTTTGTGCATGGGTGAATGTCAAATCCAGAACGCTTGATGTGGCTTATGGTTTCGGGGCGCGCGCAGTCCGCATACCATCGCGCACGCTTAGCCATCGTGAATGATTGCTCCATCGCGGCTGGCGTATCGGTAATCTCAAGTCCGACCTTTCCGTACTCGCGATTAATATAAATGTTGCGCCGTCCGCCTGGTGACTCTTCGATGTACACTTCAACCATTGCGGTAGGATCGGTGGAAAACCCGAAGTCCATCCCGAAGTATGGGCCGTGCCATTCAGGTTTAACCTCGAAGTTATCAATGCGCCATTTGCCGCCGAATACCTGTTCGTCACTGCGTTTGTTAAATTTGCCTTCCCATATCCACATATAGCGGTCGAAATCAACGCGCTTCATTTTATCTTTTGAGCGGATTAGTTCCTCTGTCATCCACGGGTTATCGGTCCAGTTACACTCAATGATGAGTATTTCATCATCCTCGTAAATGCCGTTTACCATTTTGTCATGCCACGGAGCCACCCACTGAGTCCATGTGGCGTCTGTTTCTTTATTGGGGTTGAAAGTGACCCATATTTCAGCCCCCGGGTTACGCACGGTAGGCTCAAGGATGTCCCACGATGCCTGACTGACGTTTTCGGCCTCCTCAATCCACGCCTTTGTGATGCCAGCAAAACCCTTCACGCCAGTCACGTTGCGATAAAGGCCACGGAACCTGAACTTTGATTTAGTCTTCTTGTGGGTAATCTTGCCATCAATGCAACGATACTCTTTTGATTCTCCTTTGCGATCAATCTCGTCAACCAACTCCTGATAGCTGGAGTCTTCAATTGATTGCTGAATCTCGCGGAAGCACCCGATACGCTCTGATTTAAATCTTGCCGACTCGGTGAGGATTGTCGACACTGTGCGAGTCTTTGCCGACCCACGACCACCATAGACAACCTTCCACGGCTTCGGGTAAAGCAGGCGCTCCAGTTTTGCTGGAATCAGGTGGTCGGCATGAGTGGTTGCATTGGTCACATCATCAACGCCAGTAGCGGTCATCCTTAACCGCTTGATGACGTTTTTCTGCATGTCGCAGATACCAAAGATTGCTGACTCTGCAACATCTGTCATTGCGTCATCAATCTGCGCCTCCAACTTTTCAATTGCCAGCGCGGAGAGGCGTTTACGAGCCATATCTAATCCTCCCCAAAGCAATAATCCATCCCGATATCCAGAACATTAATGCGAATATGCTGCCAGCAAAATCCACCGATGGCATAATGACACTAATCATGCTCATAGCGATAGATGCCACAAGGCACCACGTAATAACATCACGCATTCTGCTGCTCAAGTAATTTCTCCAGCCTCTCAAGGCGCGCGGCGAGTTCGGTTAACTCTTTCACATCAAGCCCAACCTTAATCATAGACACAACCTGCGACGCCACGTCAATTGGAAGCTCGCCACTGGAGACAGATTGAATAACGTCCTCTATTTGCTCAACTGGCGTGGCATCTTTGCGGTATTTAAAATTAACAGGAGGTGCCATACTCTTTTGTACCGGACTGATACGCAGGAATATTTCCTTCAGCATTTGCACGCCCTGAGTCGGGTTTTCCTCGGTCATCCTGATTGAAGTCCTGATAAATGCGTCAAGGAATTCCTCCTCACCAAGCCCGCATCGCTTTAATGCTTCAATAAGCCTGTTTCTGTAGCTTAATCCTCTGCCAGCTGGCTGGTATTCAGAGGAAAATTTCATGACAGGGTTTGGATTAGCCATTCTGTTTTCGTCTTTTCGTGTTTCGATATCGTTAGTTTAACACAGATAAAAAAGAACCCGCACAAGGCGGGTTAAAGGTTGGGTGATGATATGAGTGAAAGCAATGGTGGTTATGCGTTTATTGTACACCATGATTATCACGCTTGCCAGCGTAGCACCATGCATTTTCATTACGAGTCTGCACATGAACGATTTCAAGCGCATCAGGGAATGTCTTTGCCACCTTCGCGATGAAGTCATCCAATTCGTGCTGCTTGGCGAGCTGCCAAACTTTCTGCTTAGTGGTTTGCATTAGCAAAAGCCCTCGTAGAGCACATGCACTTAATATTGTGAACACCATTGTCAGGAACAACCTCAATGCGATTGCTGATCTGCACCATCATGTAATGACAGGTCATCATACCGTCCCAGTATCGTTCCCACATGTTTTGCATTGCGTCGCTAATATCGTTAAACATAATGAGCCACTCCTGCAATAGCCGCTACCAGTGCCAGCACATAAACAGCAAGGAATATTTTAGCACCAGTGGTGTATCGGCGTCGTTGGTATCTGGTCACTCGTCATTCTCCCGTCCGAGATATGAGAGAGATGTGATTGCCACTGCCGTGAACCCATCACTACTAATCAAACTCTTCAGCACCTCGACATCTTCTTGCGATTTAATTCTGAACGTCAACTGAGCTACGCCAGCCACTGATGACGCGCCGCCTGCAGATATTGCATTGTAATGATAAATATATCTGTTGCTCATCCACACATCTCCACTAAAGCGTGCGCCACATAGAGCGCACTGATAATTAATATGAACGGGTAGCTATTCACTTTTAGCCAGGCTTTCGAATTGCTGGTTGGTGGTGTCAAACTGAACCATACTGACAACATCGTCAAACATGACAAATTCGCCTTCGATGTCTTCAGCCATATCGGCACCGCAATCCTGACCGCACGAGTCGCAACCTTCCATATCAAGCTCGTATCGCTTCAGGTTTGCGATATTTGATAAATTCAGCGCCAGTACAGCCAGGTCATAAACCTCTTCGGC